CACCATCAACCTTCTCAACTGACATAATGCTAGCAAATTGGTTTGCTGGACTATCAACAAGAGATAGCTCAATGAGGTCATAGTCCTTGATAATTCTAATTTGCTTTTCCATTGTATCATCATATGCGTCATCCCACTTGTTCATTCGTCCCCCGATTGAAAAACCAGTGTATGTACCATCAAGAACTTTTTCCCAAGCATCTTGGGCACCCTTAGAAATATAGGTAGAAACATATATTCCCTTATAAAACTTTTTTGATTCTGGATCAAAATATTTTTCTTCTTTAAATGAGATCATCTTGCCAACAGCAGATGGTTGGTGCATTTCTCTAATGTTTCCACGAAACTTTGCAAAAGCACTCATGCTAGCTTCGGTAGTTACAATGTCCATTTGCTTGTCAATATTGTCTAGAGACGCAAAACCAGAAACTAGTCTTCGTTCTTGATCTACCTTGCCAAAAGGCATTGATAGACGAACGTTGTCTCCGTCTGTAACCCAGGAAGCTTTATTTATAATCATAGCTTATCTATTATACCAAACATTTATAAGTTTTCTCAGTTATTGAGATGATCTTCCTTCACCTTTAGGATTTCTTCCAGCAATGGTTGCTGGGCCATCTGACTGGTTATTAACTCTTTCTGTATCCCGTTGGCGATTTGAATTTGCATTTGATTGAGCATCATTTGCTTGCCCTGGAGACATTACAAATGGAGTATCTCCATCTTTAGTTTGTGGGAGATCAAGAGCTTCTCTAGCCTCATTTGGCATCATAATCTGAGTCTTAACAAGACGTTCAAGAATCTGAGATTGAGCAATTTCATCTGTAAGGGTTAGCTCATTAAACTTCAATTCTAAGATGTCTGTTTTTTCTTTAATAATCTTGTTGATAATCTTTTCAAGATGGTGTTGAGCTGGTCGAGAAACCTGCTCTTTAAATGTACGATCTTGAGATAGCGCTGCTGCGATTCCTGAATCAGAACCACCAAGTTTAGAGATTGGAACCTGATGAGCAATTAAAATATCATCACGATTTTGTTTTCTATATTCTTTAAATGAACCATCTTGGATGCCATTCTCAATTGGCTCCATCTTAAACTCAACCTTATTCTGGTCTGTATCTCCAGGAAGTGGTATATACAGGGTTCTATGAGATTGAGACTTTAGTCCAGTTTGCAAAAATCTAAACATATTATCTTCTGCATCTGCACTTAACTTGGCACCCTTTAAGGTAATGATATATCTTGGTACCGCTTTGTTTTCAAAGTAATCAATGTTGTATTGTGATGCTAGCTTATCACCAATTAAAGATGGAAAAGCAGCAACAATGTCTGGTACGCCATAAAAAGTATTTAATGGTGAATATTCTTTAAGATGAATAATTTCATTTGGTCTAGTATCTACCGTAACTGGGTTTTGATTTTTAGCCCCAAAGTTTCTAAAGTAAACAACTTGTTGGCCAATGATTTGAAGGAAGCCATCGTTTAGTCTACGCACACGAACAGTTGTTGCTGGAATATGGCCTAGGTATCCAATGTCACCTTCGACAGTTCTTCCTACTTCAATAAAACCATTTCCTGTTGCCTGTAAGTCTGTGTAAACCTTTTCCATAGTCTTTGTAAATGAGTCGTCATCATTTAAATTTTCTAGCCAATCACGAAGCTCAATCTTCATTCGTTCAATTCTCTTGCGAGCACGTGAAGATGCTTGCTCATCACTTGAAGTTTCAAGGCGCAAAGATGTTCTATCTGAAATATCAAAACGGTATCCAAGGCCTACAACATTTTCTACCTTAGCATCAATAGCAGCATGATTAGCAAAAGATGTATCATAAAAGTTTGCTAGCTCATACATGTTGTATGGTGGAGTAATAATATCAAATAGGCCATATCCATTTCGGTATACTGTTCCAGGATTAATTCCTTTTGTTCCAGTACCGTCAATTCCTGATGACTGAGCATTTGCTGAATCCAGATATGCTGGAGTCATTTCAGCAGCCTTGTTTAAAAGTCTAACAGTTCTTCTTTTAAAGTTTTGATTAATGCCACCAAGGTCTTTTAGATCATCCCATGTTTTATTAAATGGGTCTTGGGCATGGAAGATGTTCTCTTCTTGCTCTTGTGTATTTAGTTTTGCACTAACGTAATCAGAACTATCCCTCATCACCATACATCCTTAAAGTTTTCTGTGCTGCATCAATGGCACCAAGATCATTCAACGAAGGAATTAATCCTTGCTTCATTCTATCCTTTTGCTCTGAATATTCTTCTTCTGTTACCCTTGTCAATCCAGGAACAAAGACTGCTGTTCCTTGACCGTCATCTCCGTAGGAAATTGCTTCTCTTTTTAGTTCTGCAATCTTAGATATATCGCCTTTTTGTGCAGGGATATTTAGTACTGAGCCTGAGCCGTCTGTAAACCATTTTCCAGTTGACTTTTTATATACATATAGTCCCCAGTCATAGTGCTTATCGATGACTTTTCTGCGTACATTGTTAACAATCGGTTTACCAGTTTTTGGGTTTATTAATGAATCCATAACCTCAAGTATACCATATTAGACTGGCAGTAGAGTACTTGTCTGCCACTCAGTATCTTTATATATCTTAAATTTATTAGCATCAAACGTCATGCCTTCATTATCATCAATGATAATCTTATTAGTTCCAAGATAGTTTTTGTATACATCTGTTGGATTAACTCCGTACAGTTCTGAGCTTGAGACAACTAAAGTCTCTTGCCAGTCATAATTTTCACTCCAATATGACCATGCGTTGACTACCCCTTCACTGGTTTTAATCTTTAGCCAAGGTCTAGTCACAACACTTTGGATTTGTTGTAAATTGTTTGCCTGATAGAAAGATATGTTATTAAATAGTATTGGACCATTTAGATTGATTGCACCAATATATAAACCAAAGTTTAGTGCAGATGAGAACTGTAGCCCTAACGATCCCCATTCTTTTATTGTAATGATTGGATTTTTAACTGATATACCGTTCCAGAAATACGTTAGCCCTGTATATTCTGTTCCAGTTAAGCTGCTAGTTGCGTATATCTTTGCTCTTGATCCAGATGGACTATCCGCAACCATGTAAAATTTAATTGTATCTTCTTTATATCTAATTTCAAAGATTTCAATTGGTGAAGCAGAAAAAGAATCCTGATTTGCAAACATCCAAGCCTGCATTGAGCTTACACGATATTCATCTGATAATTCTTTATTAATTGGCATAGCAATACCACGATTTGTTTCAAACTCAAAATCTCCACGAACTTCTATTCCAGAATTTTTTGTTAAATAAAGATATGGTGTACTTGACTTATAAATACTAAAAGGATTCTTTGACTTGTAGTCAAAATAAATTCCAGACTTCTTATAAGGAACTAAGTCAACTCCGAACCTAGTACCTACTGAGTTAAAAGCATTATCACTAAATGCTTGAGAAGCTATCTCTAATTCTTTAATCTTGATTGGTCTATTAATAATTCCACGAACATTGAAGTCAATAGAATATACAACTGCTAGGTCGTTAAAATCTACAGACTTGCTAGGATAAATAATTGTATTATCTACAACCTCAAATTTACTGGCAGCCCAGTCTGGATAGTTATTAATATCAATAACTGATCCTTCTTTAGCTGGAACATTTATAGTAAAGTTATCATCAAGAGCATTTGCTCCATCTGCTATGTATTGAAAAGTAACATAGCTTTTAACAAAAGATTCAGATGTGTCATACTCATAATACTTTAATGCTTTTTGAGCTAAATCTTCGTAGTTATCCCAACCAGTAATAAGGCTATTATCTATCTGATAATAGGTTTGTTGAATGGGTGCTGAATAACTTTCTTTTAACTGTTCGTACGTCCAAGAAGAAGTTGTTTCTTTTTCTAAAAGTTTTGATGGAGATGGATAGCCAATATTAAACTGTAAAAAATCTAAATCATAGAAAGAAGCGCCTTGGGAATTATCAACATATTTAGCAAAATAAGATAGAGGAAGGTAATCTTCCCAGTATCCAGATACTCCAATGTCAAGGAAGAACTCATTATATGCCTCTATGGGTAATAACGTATAGCTTGCTAAATGGTTTATAAGAGCAATAGCATTTGTTTCTTCTGTTACCCCACTAACAGACAAATCATCAAAATTAACAACTCCATATTCATTAAAGTAATCTGCTATTGATTTATGGTTAAGATCTGTTGTAAAACCTAACGAGTAAATTTTACCAGAGAATGAATTAGAAGTTTGCTCATCTCCAGCAATATAAATCTTTAGGCCATTTACATTACCAAAAAATGCTGAAACATTTCCTCCAAAAACATTAGACAAATCATCTATGTCAATTCCAACTGCAAATAATTGATCTGGCTCAATTGCCTCTGTTGTATATACTGTTTCTTCTATTCCATTATAATTTAAGACATATTCAACTATATTTCCATTAAGCCTTGTAATAAAAAAGTCATCAGTTAGTGTGTTATAAATTTTAATTAATGTTTGAACTGTTCCATCTGCAGCTGAAACTCCAGCATCATAAGACTCTAGCCAGCTTGCTGTATTGTAGTATTCTGCATCAAAAGATTCTGTTGCAGATGTATTATAATATCCTCCATCAATTAAGATAACTCCACTACTAAATACTCCGTATATAGATTTTATCTTATCGTTTAAAATATTAAACTTTGGAAAGTTGAGATATGTTCCTAACGCATTCCATGATGAGTTTGGTCTAAATGTTAAAAACTTGTATGGCAATGCTCCAGATTCTTGATCTGTTTGTATTGCTTTACAGTCAGTATACAAATCATCTAGACTTTTAGTATCTAAAAATATATTAGGCAAACTATAAGATGGCGTAGTTAACTCTAAAGAAGTTGTTTCTAAATTGTCAAAACGTCCTTGTTGCCATTGTGCAAAACTTGGATAGTTATAGTTTGCAGTATAGTTTGAAAATGAATAATCTATAAAAGCAGAAGTTCCACCATAGGACGAGTTGATAGACTGTGCTGAAGATACGGCTTGACCATAAACCCATCTACGCTTTGCAACAGTTACAGAAACTTGGTAAGAGTATATAGCAAGGCAATCTACTTCGATTAAGCTTACGTTGTCGTACGCATAGAATCCAAGCCAGTCTTGACTTCTTAGCTCTTCATCTAACAAATCTGGTAATGATAAAGATGTAGTATCAATAGCAATATCTATTACTTGTTCTCCATTTAACAGTACCGTTACAGAATTTTTAATTAATCTAATGTGTATGAGCATTGGTCTAAACCATTCACCAACAAAGTGAGACTTAGATTTGCCACCAATAACTAAAGTTAAAAACCCTGAGTCTACATATAGTCCATCTGTAGAAGCAATTGGTCCAAATATTCTTTTTGGATCTGGAGAGTCTGCAATTATTCTTGCCCAAAACTCTACTGTATATTCTTTGTGCTGCCCAGATTTATTTAAAAATCCTTGACCTGGAAATATCAATGAAGGTTTGTTTGATGTATTTGGAATAATCTTAGTTAAACCAGAGGCACCAAACACCAATGGGATACTTGTATTTTTTGCAAGAAGAGCATTATTCTTTGCCAAATAATATGCTGTGTCGCTAGATACTCCATAGGCTGCAGCTGGAATTACAGTATCTGTTGTATCAATTGCAATTGTTGCTGGAAAAGATTCTGGTGTAACTCCCAAAGATTCTTTATGGAATTCCTCAGACCATTGTCCTGCAGTTATTCCATTAAAATAAACTTTGTAATCAGTAGATGTTGCTCCGCCTGAAGACTTTAATATTTTTATAATTATTTTAAAGTTTGTGTTTTCGTCAGGGATCTCGAAAGTTTCTGAGATAAAATTCCATGACTGGTACCCTGTTTCTACAAATTGGCTAAAATTTTGAACTACTTCTAAAGTAGTTGTATCTGTATATTCATACCCAATAGCAATAGAGTTAATATATAAGCTATCAACATAAAAATAAGAACTAATAGAAAATGTTCCTAATGTTGTATTAAGGTTTTGAAAGTTAGCAATATCTGGACTTAGTATGATTGATTCTCCAGATGCCCCAGCTGGAACACTGCAAGACACTATGCTTGTAGGACTATCAGGAAATGGTTCTCCTGTAATTGCTGACCCAGAACTTAAAGTACAGCTTGTTGGAGTCCAAAGAGATACTATATTCCTTTGTGCATCAGTAATTAAACTTACATAATCTGCTTGATCGTCTAGTGCCCAAAGTACCAGAGGGTGCTCTGAGTAAATTTTTTCTGCATATAAATTAGATGGGTTAGACATATATCTCCTACCCCTTATTATAGCAGGCTAAGGGTTAATAAAGTTTAATCTCACAGGCATCGGTAGAGCAATAAGACTCTCCTTCTGCCTCAAGATTTTCAACTCCATCGTAGATAGCAGACCAGTCAATCTTACCAATTGTACCCACATAAGAGTTATATTCTTCTCTTGTTATCTCTGTATACGGTTGCTGTGGGTAAGTTTTATTTCCCATTGGAAGGAAAGAAACTGCCTTTAGCTGTCCTTCGTACATATTTAGGGCTGGTGCAACAAACTTCTTTTCTGTTTCTTTATCAAAAGAAAGAGTAACAGAAACGCCATTATCTGACCAGTACTTCTGAGCAGTTGCTGCTAAGCCAATCTTTTCAAATAGGCTAACTTCTTTTTCTGATCTTTTATGACCAGATGCTACTGGGAAATAAACTACAGATGTATTGGCTGATACTACATCGTCTTCAATTTTATATCCCGCTGCTTTAAATAAATGAAGCATTGGGTCTGTGTTACCAAAACGAATAGATCTTAGGTAGAACTCTCCACCTGGACCCCAGTGAACTCCTGGAGTTGCTCCAGATAATAACGATACAGATCCTGATGGCTTAACTGTTGTTACACGAACAGACTCTCTAACGCATAGCCATTCTGAGTATTTGTGATCATAATGACGAATCTTTTGATACCCTTCATCCATCCATTCACGAGTTGTTGGTAATCCATAGGTATCTGCAAAAGATGCAATTCCAGTCAGAGATGTTCCAATACGTCTATTTCTTTGCATGATACCATTTGTTTGCTGCCAATGTGTTGGCATAAGCGTAACAGTCTTTCCATAAAGATAAGCAAACTTCAATGTCTTGAGGAAGTCTTCCTTGGATTCATGACGATTTAGGTGCACTTCTACAAGTGTACAAAGTTCGTATGACTCCAATGGCTGCTCCGCACAAGGATTGAATCCCATGATACGGGAATCTTTATAGTCTGGTACATCTGCAAGACGACCATATTCTCTTGCAACATCTAACCAAATAAATCCTGGCTCACCATTATCGGCAATTAAATCAACATAGTCTTCATATTTAGTGCCGACAGTAGCAGAAATAGAATTATTAGACATCCATGCCCAGCCTGGTTTTTCTGGATCAAATGAATTTCTTTCAGGAAATACTTCTGGATTCTTTAAATTAATAAAACCATTATCTTCTGGTGTTCCTAAAGCCAAGGTAGCAGAACGTCTAACATTTCCAGAAACAACACAGGTTCCAATAAGATTAACAATATCAACAATTGCACGACTATCTAGCACTTCTCCTGCTCTAGAGCCAATGACATTACGTATGCGTATGTGTAGTTGAATTAATGGTTCTGGACCGCTAGCAACCCCACCAAAGCCTTTAATGGCTGATCCTAGAGGACGAATAAGGTCATAGTTAAATTCTTGAATAGATTGATTTTGACGTAAAAATGAATTAATTAAAAGACGAACAGACTCAACCCATCCTTCACGAGTATCTGGAATTTCATAGGTAGAAACTGGCTCTGTAGGGGCATAGATAGGCATTTGCTTGTCTTGTCCCAAGGTGTCAAACCCTACTCCAATTCCTAACATTAAGGCATCCATTACCCAAGCAAAAAGGGCACCTGGATCATTACGATCAATATCACGGGTAGAAACCATCGCACAATTTTGCAGTGAGGCTGAGTTTCTTTTCTCCATAGTCATTGGAGTTCCAAAAGCCCAAAGACCTCTGCCTGGAGGTGTCCATTTTAATTCAAACATTCTTTGGAAAGCTTCTTGTGCTGACTTCTGTGACTTATTATCATTCCAAGGTAGTCTATTATCTTTAGCATGATTCTTTTGAACTGAGTACATACCCTCAATTACACGGCGACATACTTCGTGCCAACGTTCTTTTGTTCCATCTTCTTTAACACGAGAATATGTTCTGATAAAAGTAATTTCTCCTAAAGAGTTGCTACCCGCATCTGAAAATCCAAACGGTGCTGGAGTATTACTATATTTATTTACAAAATCCTCTGATAAGCGAAACGAAAAAACATCTGACATTTAAGTATGCCACCTTTCTAATATTGGTTGAGTACTTCGTAGAATCGGAAGTAGTCCTAAGTATAGCATAGAATTAAAAACAATTCCACGCTCAGATTTAATCTATAAAGTTATTGTTTATAGTTAGTACTTTTATATAACGAAAGTGTTATAAATAAAACAACTAGTTATATTTGCTGCTGTTAATATGACAAATTTCAATTTCATTTATATTAACATGACTTGGTAATGATCCTACCCAGTAAATAGCTTCTGCCAAATCTTCTGCGGTTAATGCTTGATCCCGTTTTTGTTCTTGGGTATCAATAGTTGCTGGACAGATTTCTGTAATCTTGATTCCAAATTGAGGGAACTCAAGTCTCATTGTATCAATCAAACCACGCTCACCTCTTTTAGCATTTGTATAATTTCCTCCACCACGATATGGTACTTTACCACCAAAAGATGTAACAAAGATAATGGTTGGAGATTCTGATTTTTCCATACATGGTACAAATAGTTGAGATAAATACATGGGGCCAGTAACGTTTATGTCGTAGGCTTTTCTAAAGTTTTCTGGAGTCTCATTAATAATGTAAGTTGGACCTGATCCTCCTCCAGCATTATTAACCAAAAGATCTAGGGTAATATCTTTGTATTTTTCAAAGAATATCTCTATTGCTTTAGAGTCTGTAATGTCTAGGCTATATACCTCAACATTATCAGATATTAGTTCGGATACTTTTGAAAGGTTTCTTGAAACAGCAATAACTTTATATCCATTTTCAGACAAACGTTTAACTGTTGCTAACCCAACACCCTTACTTGCTCCAGTTACTATAGCTGTTTTCAACTACATGCTCTGACTGCGATTAAGTTCCATGTTGTTATGTATCCAGTGACTTGGAACCATGTATTTAAATCCCGTTTTTACAATATGAGCAGTGTGATGATATGGTGCTGAAGAAGGAAATATAATAATGCTTCCAGCTTTAGGCTTTAGTCCAAAATCAATTTCATTCTTTGCAACAGCAACATCATAGTCAAGATCTGGAGATGGGAACTCTCCTATATTCTTATATTCTGAAAGCTTAAATGATATTTCTCCACCATCAAAATCATCGTTTAGGTACATTACCAAAGAATATCTTAGAGTCTGATCTCCATCTAGCTGATCAAAATGGGCACCCATTCCAATTCCAGCTTTGTATTTTTTAATGTTAAATACTGGAAATAGTCTTGGTTCATCAGTATCGCCAATAGAAATAGCAAAGTCTTTAGAAACATCATAAAAAGATTCCATAATTGTGTCAAATATAAAAATCATCTTAGATCTATGTGGCTCTTCCATTGCGTTTATTTGATTCTTATCAAATGACATTGTTTTTCCATAAATAAAGTTTTTGTCATTAGATGCAGTCCAGTTTTCCCAAGGCTGTGGATTTTCTATTTTGTCTAACTCATCAATGGTTTTCATCAACTCTTGAAAGTTTTTAACACCATTTTTATAGTAGTAAACTTTTTCATGTAAAATTTCTTTATTCATTTGTTTCTCCCTTAGTATCTATTCTTCTCATAAAATCCCTTTTCCTTAATAAAACTAACAAGCACGTATCTTATGGGTCCTGCACCTACGTGCCTTACGCCATGATTATACTCGTCATTTCCTGGAAAAAGAACTAATGACCCAGGCTTAGGTTTTAGTTCTAGTCCACTGTTTGCAAAAAACAATTCTCCATCAACATAGTCATCATTTAAATACAAAATGGCAGCATACTTAATAGAAGGATCGGTATGCTGGTCTGTATGCGCCTTTAGCTCAACGCCTTCTTGCATTCTTTGAATAGTAGCAAAACCACTTACCTCTAATGAGTTATCTACCTTTTCAACTAAATCATTTAACCTATTAAATAATGCTCTTTGAAATGGATATTTTCCTATATTTAAATTTTTGTCTTGCCAGTTTTTAGTTATTTCAAATTTTCCTTCAGCAACTAAGTTTTCAACATCATCTCTACCAAATTTTTGCATACAAAAGTTTTTTAAGTTAGCGTTATATTCTATAAACCACTCTTCGTTTGGAGTTGATTTGATAACGTCAAAAATTTTATCTAACTCTTCTTTAGATAAGAAGTCTTTAACTATCAAAGCTTCACCATTAATTTCTTCAACCTGAAAGTTATTTTTTTCTAATATGTCTTTTAAGAAATTAGGCATTATTATCTAGATCCTCTACTTTATACTTATTTCCATCAGCATCTAGTTTCCAACCTTGTTTTAAAAGTTCTTGCCATTCAGCTCTTTCAATTTCTTGCTGTGCTCTTGTTGCTTTCATTTCTTCTGCCCAAGCATCTCTTAATTCCTGTGGATAGTCAGACTCTTCTCTATCGTCCCAGAAAGATCCAATAGTGTATCTTACTCCACTTTCTATTAGGGATACTTCGTGCATGTTATTAAATCCCCCGTCAAAAACGGCAAGCATTCCAACTTCTGGTTTAATCTCTATGTTTTGACTTGGAAATTTAAGCAGCCCTCCTTCAAAATCATCATTAAGATATAAAAAACCTGCATAGCGGCTTCTTGTAAATGCGCCTGATTTTCCTTCAGAGTCTGTATTGTCAGAATGTATTCTTGCGTATGCGCCAGGCTCCCACTTTTGGGTGTGATATCCAATCTTAGAGATTATTTTTGAATCAAGGTTGTGGACTGAAGCAATTGCCTCTGGCATTATTTTTTCAATGTCTGAAAAAATAGTTGGAGATAGCCCAACCTCCAATAATTCTTTATCATTATTTTGTGGCAATACTGAAGAATATGATTCATAAAATGAAATAGGCATCCAAGAAATTACACCATTATTTGCCTGAGCATCTAAAGCTTGAATCATTTTTTTGCAATCTTCTCTGCTTATAAAATTTTTATAAACTACTATGTCTTTTGTTATTCTATCTTTATTGTTTAAATTCATTATGGTTGCCTATCTCCTGTGTGTTTTGTAATCTCCCAAAAAAATGGGCAAGTAAATCTTAAACCACTTTTAATCTCAGTTACTCCATGAATATAATTTTTATCTCCTGGGAAAAAATAAGCAGCACCCTTTTTAGGTTTAAACTGTATACCTTGTAGTGGGAAGTATAACTCTCCACCTTCGTAGTCGTCATTTAAATAAAACAAACTAGAAAGATCATAGTTAGGAAAATCATTTGGAGTTCCAGCATCTGGTCCTTCGTGAAGCTCTTTGTCTGCATGAGGATTTTGAAATTGTCCTGGAAGCCATTTAACAATAGTGGTTCCAGTAGGGATAACTTCTACTTTATAAAATTCTTCAATTATTGGTCTTAGCCTTTGAAATAGTCCAGCAATGACTGGTGAGATATTGGGATCATTTTTGTCTAAAGTTGGTTGAGTTGCCACTCTATCTTTCCAGTAATCTGAGTCATAAGTAACAGTTCCATTTTCATTTGTATGGCTTTGAGTTATGTCCCAAATTGTTAAAGATTTAGCAGACTTTTCTAAAAACTCTATCTCTTCTTTAGTCATAAAGTTTTCTAGCTCAACAATCATATCTTTGCTATCTCCAAACCAGCCAGACGGAGTTATAGAAGGTAGTCTTTTTACTACTGTATATGATTGATTATTTTGTTCCATATTTTTATTATACCATTTTCTATTCGTATGACCTTCTAGTCCAAACTTTTTTTCGATAGACTCCTCCATCTGGGATACGATATTTTTTACTATTTTCTATATTGTTATGAGTTATTTCTATTTCTGTGGGAATACTAATTTCAGATTTCCAGTCTTCCCTTAAAAATGGCAAAAGCTGAGCATACGGAGTTCCTGCTGGGATAATTCCAGTCCAATCTTTTTGTATAAAAAATGGCATTAATCCAGGAAGGTTAACTTTATCGTTATCAACAATTCCAGAAACTGTCATAAATGGCAAATCATAACGATTGAATGGAGATACATACAAAACACTATATCCATCTGGAACTTTAACTCCCCACTCAGGCCACCAAGCAAAGTGAGTTTTTTGGTATCCTTCAGGGTTGTGAAAGTCTTGCATTGGAGGCCTAGTTGTAACAAAATTTAAATATGCTTTATCTTCAACTCTTGCATCAATAGTTCCATCTTCAGTTATAAAAAATTCTACATCGCATGGAGTTACCAAACTATACCCAGTAGTTAAAATATCAAGTACCGAAGGACAGGCTTTCCAGGTAGGAGTTTTTCCAAAACCTGGAGTCTCATGATACTCACCATTTCCCATCTTAAAAAATCTATCAGCTTCGCTATACCATCTAGGAATTAATTTTGATGTTGATAAAGGTTTTAATTCACTATCTTTTGTAAGCCAATTTTTATTAGCTATAAATTCAATTATTTTCATTCATGCTCCTTGTATTATCAATGACACTAAGTTTTAAATTTTTAACCTCGTGTGATCCAACTGACTCACCTTTTTCATTTACAGCATTTCTATACCAATCGGTCCATTCACCAGATTTATTAATTTCTTGTGCTGCAGTACCATATGCCGTTAATGATTCTCCATATTCTTGCGTATAAATAAAATCAACTATTTCAATTGATTCATCTTGTAAAGAAGTTAATGATATAGGAATTATTGTTGCTAATGGAGTTCCTGCTTTAATAGTAATTTCTTTGTTTGGAGTTTTACATTTAATTGCTAATGGAAAGTCTGTATTTAAAAAAGATGTTGATATTAAAGAAGAAACAACTTCTATATCTGTATTAAAATAATTTTGAGGATTTATGGCAATGACGCTTGTTGTTTCATTTGTTCTTAAAATAAAACCCGTATTAAAACTAACGGTAGATTGTCCTCTTCCAGTGTATGCATAATTATTGCCTTCTAAAATTGTTACATTATTACTGCTTGTATCGTTGATACCGTTCCAAATAAAATTTATATCTACTGGGCATGATATACTCCAACCAACAACATTAGCAGAAGTTACTGGATGACACCTATAGGCATGGCCTTGTGGAGTTTCATCCATCCAATCTCTTTTAATAGACATAGGGCTTATTGTAAATGCTAAAGGCGTTTTCTTATAACAAGTAATTATTGACATTATGACCCAGTTTCTTGATACATTTCTGGGGTATGGAATTTACTGCTATAGTCAAGCATTGTTACTAATGAATACTTAGTCCCAGAATGAACCACTTTTGCTTTATGAGGATACATAAAATTAGATGGGAATAATACAACATCTCCAGCTTTTGGAGTATAGGTAATTCCTTGCAGCCTAAAAAATAACTCTCCGCCTTCAAAATTATCATTAATATAGGCAACTAAAGAAACAGTACAATTATATGAGAACCCATGATCATGGTGCTCCATAAAGTGATGTCCTGCCTCATACTTAATAAAATTAAATGCTTCCCAGTACTTTAAATTATAAATATTAAATCTTCTACAATAGTCTTCTACTGCTAACTTTTGTCTGTCATAGCAATCTTGCCAAATACTCTGAAGTTTAATAGAGCTTTCTGATTTATCATTTTCAATATCTGTTTTTTTAAATTTAAAATCAACACAGTCTCTATATTCTGGCATTAGTTGTTTATATCCTACATAAGCTGGCTGCCAAGCATACCCCTCAGATCCAAGAGGTTTTAGTACATTTTCTAGTCTATTAATAATATCTAGATCTGTTGGCAAAACATCATGATAAACAAATATTCCTGGAGCAATTTCTTCATAACTACTCCAAGGCTCTAATATTTTATTTTCTGTATTCATATAATCTCCTATTTTAATTTCTTGTGTGGCCTAAAAGATTTATATCCGTCATAACAACAACGCAATATTTTGTTCCTGTTTTCATTGGCAAAGAGGCGTGTTCATAAATATAGTTTGAAGGAAAAATAGCTATATCACCAACTTTTGGAGTATAAACAAAATTATCTAATCTTGGAAATTTAATTTCTCCTCCTTCATAATCATCATTAATATATATTACTGCAGAAACTGTACAGTTATAAGAAGGGCCATGATCTGCATGAATATTGAAATGAGTTCCTTCACCTTCATACTTAACAAAATTAAATGCTTCATAATATGTAACATCTATGCCCCAGTAATGTGCATAATCATCTACACACATTTTTAATTTTTGATATATCTCTTCATGGAGATCAATTAGCTCGCCATTACTTTTATCTCTTGGTCCAAGATTTTCTTGCTTGTATTTAAAATCTACAGCATCTCTTGCTTTTTTAATTGGAACATCAGAGTTTGTTACTTGTGCTTCAGACCATTTATATTTACTATTGCCAGACAAGTTGTACTCAAGTGTATCAATATATCTTTGTGAATCATCTTTAGAAAAAACATTATGATAAATGTTTAATCCTAGTCCTGGATTACTAATTGAAATATTACTTTGGGGCATTAATCTTTTAATTCTTGTTGAAACTGTTTCAGATCTATCTTTAGTAAACCAAGTATTTTCATTTTCATTATACATATTTATAATATCCCCATCTTTAAACGCTATATTTTATTATATCATAAAAAGGTTATTTAAAACAAAATATAGTGAGTGTTACCACTTATCAATAGGGCATTTAGCTGCTTCATAAGTTGCCTTTAATTTCATAAAGCATCCACATTCTTTACATTGTGAAGTAAGCTTAATATATTTTGGACAACCTTGACATATAGTTAATCTTTCATTAGATAATTCTTCAGAGGCTCTTCCTATGTTTGGATTAAACACATCTAAAGGGGTAACTCCATTTTTTTCTTTATATCTTTCCCATGCGCTTTTCATAATTAAATCCTTTTCTTTATTTTAATTATATCATAAGCTTATTTAATTTTAAGGCCAGTAATATAATCCATCGCCATTACTCATGCAAGGAACATTGCTTGATTGGGTATATGTTGCACCGCTAAAGCCAGAACCTGTAGTGCAACAATAGGGGCTAGGACATCCCCCCGAATAGGCTGGACTCATTCTGCAAAATCTAGTTGAGGTATTCCAATTACAAAATGTTCCATTATATGATAAAACTGAATTAGCAAGGCAACCTACCGAGCTGTTCCAGCTTCCACAATACCAAGTTTGTGCTACAAAGTATGGGAAGAATGGGAAAAAGGGTGGGAAAAATGGTGGAAAGAATGGGGATAACGTAGTAATAGATCCAGATGCAGCAGAAGCAATGCTTGTGCCGTTAGCGTTTGTTGCGGTAATTGTATAAGTCTGAGAAGTGCCTGCGGTATCAGCAATAGTAATTGGAGAAGTAGCACCTGTACCAGTTGTAGCGTCGCTGCCAGTTACTGTGTAAGAGCTAATTGCTTTTCCACCAGTAGCTGGTGCTGAGAAAGCAATAGAGTTTTGATTTACACCAGCTGTTGCAGTTGGGGCAGACATAGTTGCAGGAACTGTTGTTACAGTAACTGAAGAAGATGTTGTTCCTGTTGCAGTCCCTGAAGCGTTAGACGCTCTAACTAAAAATGTGTATGCTGTATTTGAGGCAAGCCCTTCAAAAGTATATGAAGCGGTTGCGCTACCTGTTGTAACAGTATAAGTAGATGGTGTACTTGTAATAGTATAAGATGTTGCTGCTGGAGACAAAGCTGGAAGGGTCCATGCAAGGCTTGCAGCGGCTCCTGTGCCTGCTGCAGAAGCTGTTGAGGTGGTATTTGCTGTTGCCAAATAAGGACGAGACGTAGCAACATCGCTAGCAGTTAAACTTGTTACATTTAATGGCTCTAAAAAGTCATTAGAGGCTGACGAACGTTTTCCAGTCTTTTTAGCCATTTGCTTTTATTCTCCCTTTAGAGTATACAAAAATCCTATTGTCCATAACATTTTCCACTAAATTGACCACAATTATTAAGCCACCCCCACCTTTGAGTATTTTGCTGATAGGTTGTAAAACCGCACTGAGCAATTGGATATGTTAAAGTGTAATAAAATCTATCTTGATCGTTGCTTGCTACTACGCAAAAGTATGGAAAGAATGGAAAGAACGGTGGAAAGAAAGGTGGAAAGAAAGGAGATAATGTAGTAATTGAGCCAGATGCAGCAGAAGCAATAGATGCACCATTAGCATTAGTTGCTCGAACTGTATAAGTCTGTGATGTTCCTGCAGTATCAGCAATAATAATTGGAGAAGTAGCTCCAGTGCCTGATGTACCATCGGAACCATTTACAGTATATGAACTAATTGCTTTTCCACCAGTAGCTGGTGCTGAGAAAGCAATAGAGTTTTGATTTGCTCCAGCAGTTGGAGTTGGTGCAGACATTGTGGCTGGAACTGTTGTTACTGTAACAGAACTTGAAGTTGTGCCTGTTGCAGTCCCTGCAGCATTAGATGCTCTAACTAAAAATGTATACGCTGTATTTGAAGCAAGTCCTTCAAAAGTATAAGAAGCAGTTGCGCTGCCTGTTGTTACGGTATATGTACTTGGGGTTGTTGTAATAGTATAAGATGTTGCTGCTGGAGATAATGCTGGAAGGGTCCATGCAAGGCTTGCAGCGGCTCCTGTGCCTGCTGCTGAGGCTGTTGAGGTAGTATTTGCTGTTGCCAAATAAGGACGAGATGTGCCAACGTCTGAGGCTGTTAGGCTTGTTACATTTAATGGCTCTAAAAAGTCATTAGAGGCTGACGAACGTTTTCCAGTCTTTTTAGCCATTTGCTTTATCCCCTTGTTAAGCTGTTAGATCGCCGTAAACAACCCAAGTGTTTGTTGCTCTTTTAAAAAGAGTTGCAGTTGACCATTGTGTTCTTAATTTTAATCCTGGTGTTGAGTTTACTGTTACTCCAGCATCTCCAGCAATTGTTACTTGACCTGTTGAGGTTTGAAGAATATCAATTGAGGTTCCAACTGGGAAGGCTACTGCTGAGTTTAGTGGAATTGTAATTGTTGTTGCAGTTGCTTTTGCAACCTCAATTAATGAATCTCTTTCAGTTAATGCTGATAGTGTGTAAGAATCTGTCTTTTGAATAATTGGTGTACGAGAAGGAGTTCCTTCTTTTGTCTGTGTACCGTCTGAAAATACTACACCAGATGAAGGTGTAACTGTTGTTGCTTCAAGAGCGCCTACTGCAAGTGCATCAAGTGAACCTTCGCCAAATGCTACTGTTGTTGATGGCTCTGTTGCTACATCCTTAAACAACTTCCACTTAGCATCTGATACATCTCTCACAAAACCTGCGTGTTTTGCAGTACCGTCTGTGTAACCAACTACAATACCAAGATCTACTGTATTTGCTGCATTTAAGTGAGCAAGCTGTACAAGGTTATCTTCGATTGTAATAGATGTTGAAGATGCGCTAAATGTTGTACCGTTAACTGTTAAGTTTCCGTTAACAACAACGTCATTTGTTGATGTAACTGTTCCAGTAAAAGTAGGTGCTGAGAGTGGTGCTTTTGCATCTAATTGAGTTTGAATAGCTGATGTTACACCATCTAGGTAACCAAGTTCGGTAGCAGAGACTGTTGATGATGGGGCAATCTTTGTCCAGTCAATTGCTGCTGCTGCATTAATGTCTGCATTTGCAATTGTGCCATCAAGAATCATTGTGCTTGTTACAGTACCAGAAGGCAATGTTACAGTGCCTGTAAAGGTGGGTGAGGCTAATGGTGCTTTAGCATCCATTTGTGTTTGAATAGCAGAAGTAACACCATCTAAGTATCCAATTTCAACATCTGATACATTAAGAACAGTTGCTTGCTTGCCATTTAGTTGTGTTTGAATAGCTGAGGTAACGCCATTGAGATATCCAATTTCTGTGTCTGAAACATCAGTAACAATTGCTTGCTTATTATTTAATTGTGTTTGAATTGCTGAAGTAACTCCGTCTACATAATTAAGTTCTTGTGTTGATAGCGATGCACCAGAAAGAATATTTAATTCTGCAGTAGTTGCTGTAACTCCATTAAGAATATTTAACTGTGCAGCAGAAGCAACTACTCCATCAAGAATATTTAATTCTGAAGTAGATGCTGTGATTCCATCAAGAACATTTAGCTCTGTAGCAGTTGCTAAAAGAACCACATCTTCATTAATTTTTGGAGAAGTTAAAGTTTTATTAGTAATAGTTTGAGTGTTATCAGATAAAACAACTGTTCCAGTAGCATCTGGAAATGTAATAATTCTATCTGCTGTTGGATCTGTAACCTTAAGGCTGGTTTCAAAATCATTTGCTGTAGTACCTTCAAATTTAATCTCATTCTGAACTTCAAGGATTGTGCTGTTAACAGTTGTAGTAGTACCACTTACTGTTAAGTCTCCTGATACTGTTACGTTACCGCTACCGTCAGCAAGAACAACTGTTCCTGTGGCATTTGGAAGTGTAATAGTGCGATCAGCAGTAGGATCAGTTACTGCAAGAGTAGTTTCATATGCATCTGATGTTGCACCTTCAAATGTAATGCTTGAACCAAAAGATGGATTTGCTGTTGAGTTAGCATCGATAAAGTAGTCAAGGTTTAGCCAGTGATTTGTACCGTCACCAATTTTAAATTTGTTTGTATCGGTTTCGTACCCGATTTCTCCTGCGTTTAGGATAGGACCGTTGCCACTGTTAGTAGAGATCCACTGTGCTGCTGTACCTCTACGCTGTTGCATTCTTGTTGCCATATTTATGTCCTCCCAGACCTTTTACTATTATATCAGATAATTAACTAAAATTATCTAATGGACTTCCGCCGTCGTAGCTATTATTCCAGTATTCTGAATCATAAAACCCAGCAATTTCTGTAGATGTAAAGATTGAATCATAGAACCCTGCATCTTGGAATATTGAAACAATTAGTCCAGTTCCATCAATTGCAGTATCATGAATGTGTTGTCTAAGATCAGCGGTATCTGAAAATGTAGCAATCATAATCCAGTCAGCAGCATCTGTAGAGTAAATAGACAAATGTTGTGATACTGTATCAAACCATAATTGTCCGTCTACTGGAGAAACTGGTGCAGTTGACTCAGTAGGAACAATTGGAACTGCTGCTCCTATTAAGTTATCTACATAAAGTTTTGTTACTGCATGTGTATTAAGAGTAGGAGTGGCAACTGTTACAGTTCCCCCGAAAGTACCGCCCTGGGCTACATCTAACCCATTCTTTACCTTAAAGTCTTTATTGACAGTTGCCACTTCTAGCCTCTTTTCCTAATTATGCTTCGATGTAGGTCTTGCTTACCTTAACAACAGTATCAGCTGCTGCTCCAGTAACTTGAAGAAGAACATTTCCGTTGTCATAAACAGCATCTGTTGTTCCTAGTTGAGCATTGCTGATTACATCAGCGTACTCTGTTACGTAAACGTTATTTGATCCATCTACTGCTACAAGCATTTCAATTACTTCAATATCAGTACCCTTTTTCATTTGTACGATATATTTGGCAGCTGTATATGTTGTTGCTGAGAATGTATCAATAGTTGTTGCCGAAGTTCCAGCAGTTGCTGTTGCAGATCCTACAAGGGCATCTGGTAGAGCAATGCTTGTTGCTGCTGCTGCACCAAGAGTTGGTGTAACAAAAGTTGGGCTAGTAGTAAATGCTACTGTTCCAGAACCTGCTTCATCAGTTAATGCTGCTGCAAGGTTTGCAGATGATGGTGTTCCAAGGAATGTAGCTATGCCAGTTCCAAGACCAGAAACATCATTTGCAATTCGTACTGTAAGTGTGTTGCTTGCACCATCAATTGTCTTATTTGTAAGAGTTTGTGTTGCAGCTGTTACTAGTGTACCGTTTAAGTAATAGTCCTTACCAGAAGCAAGGTTAAGGTGTTCAGATGAGGTCCATGCATCAGTTGCATCTACCCATGAGAAAGTCTTGTCTGTGGCACCCTTAAGAGTAAGACCACCACCGTCAGCACCTGCATCTGTTGGTGTTGCTACTGAGCCAAGTGTAAGGTTCTTATCATCAATTGTGATTTCTGTTGAATTAATTGTAGTTGTTGTACCATTAACTGTTAGGTCCCCTGAAAGAACCAAAGATGTACCAGTTGCTGCACCAATGTTTGGTGTTACAAGTGTTGGGGTATTAGCAAAAACAAGTGCTCCAGTACCAGTTTCATCAGAGATGATTCCAGCAAGTTCTGAAGAAGATGTTGCTGCAAGTACGTTTAACTTATCTGTTGTTACAACAAGTGTCTTTGTCTCTGGAATGGTTGTTCCATTGATAGATGTAGCAGTAGCCACACCAAGTGCTGGTGTTGTAAGTGTTGGGCTTGTAAGAGTCTTATTTGTAAGAGTCTGAGTATTTGTTGTTCCAACTACTGCGCCAGTTGCGCCGTGTGCCTCTGTTGCTCCTGTGTGAGTTGTAAGGTCTGAAGAAGCAGCCTTAGTTCCAAGTTGAGTTTGAATTGATGATGTTACGCCATCTACATAGTTAAGCTCTGTAGTTGAAAGTGTTGCACCATCAAGAATGTTAAGTTCTGTAGAAGTTGCTGACATAACAACATCTTCATTTACCTTTGGTGATGTTAGTGTCTTGTTGGTAAGTGTCTGTGTATTAGTTGTTCCAACTACCGCACCAGTTGCTCCATGAGCTTCTGTAAGTCCTGCGTGTGTTGTAACATCTGAAGTAAGTGCTACTGTACCAGTTGCATCTGGGAATGTGATTGTGCGGTCTGCTGTTGGGTCTGTTACTGCAAGAGTTGTTTCGTAATCATCTGCTGTTGTTCCTTCAAATGTAATTGAAGAAGCAAAGACACCAACTGCTGCTGGGGCTGCCCACTCAACACCATATGTTGCACCTGATGCTGCTGTAAGTACTTGACCGTTTGTGCCAACGCCTAAACGGGCAACTGCATCATCTGCACTACCAACAATTAAATCACCCTTAGCATCAACGACGCCTGCTGTGATAATATTCTTTCCATTAACGGTCGCAGTTGATCCCTCAACTACCAGTCCCGCTTTTACTCTAAAATCTTTATTTACTGTTGCCATTTTATCTCCTTAGTTAGGCCTTTAACCCAATACGCAAATAGCGTAAGGTTATAGGGGTTAGTCCACCCACAGGTACTACAGAAAGTGAAACTGTATCTCCTGCTCTAGATACGGAGATGGTGCCAATATTCCCATCATTATCTACTGTCCCATACTCGCTGACGTTTACATCTGTAGCATCAGGGACTATGGTTAATTCTGTGGCCCAATATTTATTTGCACCACCAGAAGTCTTTTTAATTGAGACCATGTATTTTACTGATCTCCACTCGCTTGCTAAAAAGTTATCAAAGATTGTAGTATTTTCAATACCATTAATTGTAGACTCATTGTTGCCATCTGAACCAAGGTCAGTAGAACGAGCAGAAGAACTGTCAATCAAGTCTTCGTAATTTGTTTGACTTGGACGATCACCAGTTTGGAATAAAGCTTTTACGCTTGCGATTGATATTTTAGCCATATGCTGATTATATCATAGTTATATTAGATAATATAGTTAGAAAAACCAATAATTTGAACACCAATTCCAGGTGGAGCTAATGGGTTTACCCCATCTATTCCTAGGTTTGTAATCTTTATTTTAAATGGAAGAATGTCTTCTGGTTTTACTTTTTTGGGATAATCTACTGTTTTAATATTTGAAGATTTTGGTTTAATGTCTAATACAATAGAAGACTTAGAAGAAATATTAGAAACTTTTTTAAGTGTTCCAGTTGACTTGTTAGATAGTTTTTGTTTATAAGGTTTTATATCTTCTAATTTGGATAATGGTTTAAGATCGGAAATAGTTGCTTTAGCCATTTGTTATGACTCTTGATCTGTAACTTCGCCAATCATAGTCATTTCTCCTTGGCATACCGTCCAAACTCTGGTAGCATCAGATAACTGTACATCAAAAACATCTCCAGTTAATAGTTGTTTTGATTGAGCTGGTGTTAAGAATACTGTAAACTCTCCGTCATCATCTAAGCCCATTGCGGTAGGAGTTAATGTAAAAAGAAGATCATCTCCTACGTTATCAGAGTATCTTCTAAACTGTGATTTAATTGTCCAGTCTGCAATATCAATTGCATCACCTAAATCATCTTGTACATAAATTCTAAATGCTGCACTATCTCCAGTAACAATTGTCCAATTAACTAATGGAGGTTTGTTTCCAACATTATATGTTGTTGGTGCTTTTACTGAAGTTAAGCTACTTTCATCTTTATTTCTATAATTTACCATTATGCTAACCCTGCTTTCAATGCTGCCCAAGTTCCATTACCTGTTGGTTTACCAACAATTATAACACCAGTAGTTGCGTGTGATTTTGCTACGACTCCTACTGCTGTTCCTCCAGTAGCTGGCTGAGTTGCTGTTAGTCCCCCAGAAGTTCCAGTGTATAGAATATTTCCAGCGGAATAAGAAGAGGTGGCAACATTAGTAAAAATACCAGAAATAACAATAACACCATCAGTTGCTGTAGCAAAAGTTGATTTAGCCAAACCTAATAAAGGATAATTCATTGTGTTAGTTAGTTTAGTTACTTCTGGTTTTCCGCTGGTACTATTAAATCCAGAAACATAAACAGGATCACCTATGGCAATAGAAACACCACTAACATTTGTTACTTCAATTGTTACGTTTGACTCAGCCGCAAACTCAGTAATAACCACTTCAATACGCTCAGCCAAAGACTGAATATCTCCCACAATATCAACTGGGTCGCTTAAAACAGGGTAAGGAAGATCATAAATTGTAGTCTCAGCCATAATCTTATTATTATACCACTTCCTAAGAAAGTTATTGAAAAGTTATAAAAATGTTACCTAAAATTTGCTTTTGAGGTCAATTTTATGTTATACTTAATACATGCTACCAACAGGTAGCATTTGTTCTCTAGGAGGTTATTATTATGAGAAGAGACAAGCAAGCTTGGATTGGAATCCTAGCATTAGTTGGTGTTATTGCACCTTTTAGTAACTCTGCTAATGCATCAAGTACCGAAAATAATTTACTAATAAATAAGTCTGTAGAAGCTCCTGCCTCCGACAAGGAGGCATTTGTTGTTTCTAAGGCAAAAATGTTAGCTAAATTTGAAAACAGAACACACTTAACAGATAAAGAACTAAAGCAACTCCTTTCTCTTGTAGGGTTTGAGGGTAAGGATTTAGTAGTAGCTTGGGCTATTGCTAAAAAAGAATCTAATGGTCGTCCATTGGCATACAATGGCAATCATAAGACTGGAGACTCCTCTTATGGGATGTTTCAAATTAACATGATCGATAATCTAGGTCCTGATCGTAGAGATAAGTTTGATCTAGATACAAATGCTGAGTTATTCAATCCCGTAAAAAATGCGGAGATTGCATACTATATGTCCAACGGGGGAAATGATTGGTCTTCTTGGAAAGGTATTACGCCAAAGACTAAGGCTTGGATGAAAAAGTTTCCTAATTAATTTGTAAAATAAAATACCCCCTTGGAAAAATCCTGGGGGGTATTTTTACTATTTATTACTCTTTTATTTTAGGTAATACGAATACATCATTGACATAATCGTATGTATCTCCAATACCAGCAAATTTACCTCTAAAATTGTTATTATAACTTGTTTGAATCCAAGTACCGCCAAGGCCAAGTGTGTTGGCTAGAAATTCAGCACCTTCGTTTTCTAGTGAGTTATCTACTACTAAAACACGAAGCACTAAACCATTTTCATTTATTTCTGCAAAATGTGCCATTAGAAAGTCACCGATCCTGATCCAGTCCAAGTATAAATTTTGTATCCACCTGAGTTTGAAAAACTAGGTGAGCCAGTAGTTGATACAGCATTGGCAAAAGTATTTGGATAACGGATTACGCAAATACCTGAACCACCACCACCGCTAGGTGGGGGTGAACCAGAACCACCACCTGTATTTACAGTGCCAGCAGTTCCGTAGTAACCAGATTGAGCATATTGCCCACCTGCTCCACCGCCACCAGAACCTGCTGCGCCACCTACGCCAACAATTCCTACGTCAGATGATCCGCCACCGCCACCACCAAATGTTCCAGCCCAAGTACTCTTGCCTGAACCACCAGCTCCACCGTTACGATTACCAGCAGGTGCATCGCCACCTGCAGCGCCAGCCCCGCCACCACCACCGCTTTGTCCTGCAAATCCACCAATGCCACCGTAACCACCAGCAAAACCTTGTCCAGCGCTTCCTGCACCACCTGGGCTACCGTTACGACCACCACCGCCTGAACCACCTGCTGCTGCGTTTACAAGGTTGTAACCACCAAGACCACCTTCATTAACGGATGTAATTCCGCTAATAGCTGAAGGGGTTCCGCTTGCATTAACTCCACCGCCACCAATTGTTATTGTGTAGGTAGTTCCAGCGCTAATTGCTGAAGATGACTGAATTACACCACCACCACCGCCGCCGCCAGAACCATTGCTAGAAGTCCAAAGAGCACCAGCACCACCAGCAACAAGAACATAGTCAATGCTTGATGGAGCCACTACAGGGGCAGGAGTAATTGAGTTAGAAACAGATGAATAAGCACCTGTTCCAGATGCATTAACTGCTGCAATCTGGAATGTGTAGGAAGTGTTAGAAGCAAAAGCGCCAGTTACAGTTAATGGAGATGTAGTTCCAGAAACACTTAAAGCAATTGAAGGCGAAGACACAGCTACATAAGAAGTGATAGGTAAACCACTACTACCTGCTGTAAAAGGAATTGAAACAGTTGTTGCATTTGTAACCGTCACTGTTCCAATAGTAGGAGCAGCGGGTGTACTTCTACCAGAAGAAGCTAAAACTCCTAGTATTGGCATTAGGCAAGGTCACCTGTCACTAACCAAGTATCGGTTGCAATTTTGACGCAAGTAGCAACTGAGTTAACTACTCTTAATTTAGGTGCTATTGAAGTAGAAGCTGTTGAAAGAACTGTGGTTGTGCCTGAAGTTACTGCCTGAATTGTTGGCTGACCTGCGCCAGTAATCCAAGCAACATTTATCTGAGTTCCAATAGGGAAAGCAACGCTTGCATTTGTTGGAATTGAAAGTGTCTGCGCTGAGGCGTTGTTTGAAGTCACTAACTTGCCGTTATCGGATAAAACAAAAGTATAAGTTGTTGCTGTGTTAGCGTTAATTCCTAAATTAATCAAAGGTGATGTTAAAGTTTTATTAGTCAATGTTACACTATTTGTAAGATCAACTTCTGGAGTAGCCCATGATAATCCAGAAGCAGTTGCGCTATTTGCAGTTAAAATTGTTCCATTAGCTCCAACAGTTACAACAGATAAAGTATCGTTTGCTGATGCTGAAAGCAAATCACCTTTTGCATTAAAGCTTGAGGCAGCAAGAGATCCTCCTCCCCCAATAGCGGTAATTTGTACTTGTAAATCATTAATTGTATAAGCAATTGATGGATTAATTAAGTTAGCTGTATTTGTTTCAGCTGTGTTAAAAGTATAAGATCCATAGTGGTATGCTTTAAATGCAGCCTGAATATCAGCTGGGTCAGCAAGACCTGGAATTTTGGTTGGTACTAAAGTACCTATGTTTTCTACTGCCATGAATCACCTCTCCAAGAATTATATCACAAGATGTGATTAAGACTCATCTATTCCTGCAACTATTGATATAAATAGATGGGTAGTTACGGTTCCATCTAAAGGAATCCATTCTGCTGGTCCTGAATCGTCATCATACTCTACTGCGTTAAAATTGATTACAAGGTTTGTTCCTGCTCCAGCAAGAGCTGGTATAGACATAGAAGATGCAAGCGGATTTGAATGTGCAATGCTATATTGAATATTAAAATTTTCTGCTGTAAGCCCAGTAGCAGATGTAATATTAGAGATTGGAATACTAATTTGTGCTGCTCCAGCATTGTATGTCGTTAAATGTGTTTCAGAATATAAAACGGGATTCATATCAAGAATCTCAATCCAAGCATTTCCACCAGGTTGAGCTACAAACTGATAAAGATACCCATAGTCTGCTCCTGGTGACGTATTAATGTATAAATCGTTTAGAAGTGGGGTTTGTCCAATTTCTATAATGTTTGGATTTCCTACTCCAACAAATATTTGGCTTCCACGAGTTCCAGTCGGACCAATATCAACCAATACCTCAACAATATTTGGTGGGCCTACAACTGTTATATCATCAGTAGATACTAATACTTCAGGCATTAAGCAGCACCTGTAATATCATTTGTTACTGTAATTGTTCCTGTTAAAAGTGTAAAAATAACATCTGGGTTAGGAGTTTCATTAGTTATCTGAACATCATATACATATGTTCCAGCTACTAGGGTTCTTCCTACTGATGGAACGATTGTGCAAGTTATAATATTAGTTACATCATTTACTACCGCTAAAGCTGCAGTTCCTGCTATACCTCTTGCAGTGGCAATTGTAAAGATTGCACTATAACCAGTCAGGTCAAATGCTTCGTTATTTAAATTGTTTTTTGGTCGAATAACAAATTCTGCTGTATCGCCACGATAGTAATTAAAATTATGAGTTCCTGGAAATGCCATTATTCCTCCTAATATATTATACCACTAAGACACTGATATATACATGCCCTTTAAAATAATAGTACTTTCGCTATCTGTTCTTGCCTGAATTATTCCACCCTCAGATTTAATCTTTGATATATCTATATAAAGAGTTTGATTAAATGACATTTCGTATGGATATTTATATTTTAACATTCCTATATATCCTGTTGGTGATTCAACTCTTGGAATATATGTTCTTAGCCAAGCCTCTGTGCTATTTGAATCCGTGCTTAAAATAATATCATATCTAATGTCGACTTTTGCTCCTACTTTTAGTTGTTTAAAATTAATTCTGCCAGTGTTCTGGTTCCACAATGAAACCCCACCTATTGGAAGAAATGATAATATGTTATTTTCAGGATCTTCGTCTATTGATAGAGTTACCCAACCATCATCTCCTCTATTTGGACCAAGATGTATTTGTCTTTTATTTTTATTTTCGTAATAAGCCCACCCAGGATATTGACCAGATTGGCTTTCGTATGATTGACCGTTGCTTTTTCCAGGCTCTCCTTTAGGGCCTTGAGGACCATCTAAGCCAGGCTTTCCTTCTTTACCCTGAATTCCACGCTCCCCTCTAGCTCCTTCTGGGCCTGGAGGTCCTTGTGGTCCTATATCACCCTTTTCTCCAGTTATTCCTGGTACGGCAATATACTCAATGTTTCCTTGTAATGATTCTTGAGTTAGCTGAACTGTTTCAGCATATTTCTTTTTTGGAAAGTCCATGCTTTTTGGCATGAATTATTTTACCTTAAATGTTTTTTTACCAATTTTTATAACAGGTGGCAAATTAGTTTGTGGAGTAGATACTTTTACAACAGGCATTAAAGGCTCGTTCCGCTAACATCACCAAGGACACAAATAGTTCCAATAACTGGAGTCCAAGTTGTATCTTCGCCTTCTCCAGAACCAGCTGGAATTACAACTTGTAAATCAAAAGAAAGTTCTGCTACTACAGACCTATAGGCTGTTCCCCAATTTGCGGTAGTTAAAGCTGGTATCTGAATTTCCCCATAACCAAGTCCAGAAATAACAGGAAGGTCATCTAATACTTGACCACTTGGATCATAGGCTGTAGCAATGTAAGTCCAGTCTGTAGTATCGTATTCTGTTACTTCATCGTCCTCAAAAAATTCAATTTTAAGGTTTGCGCTGTCCCCACGAACTACTGTCCATTTAATATTTGCTGGAGTAGCTCCATATTTATCAATTGTAGGGGTACACATAATAATTGATTATACCATAAAACTAACACCTAGGCGCAATGGGTGGGGTGGGTAGCTTCCTAGGTGTTAGCTCTTAAATTATATCTTATTTTATTAAAAATCCAGTAATATACAGAGTTTAATAACAAAAAGTTATAATAAAGCCATATTAATAAATTGTTATAAAAAGTTATAATTCAAAACGGGATATCAATACAAAATCCAGTGATGTCTATGCTATACTTAAAATATATAAAGAAAAGAATATACTATAGTTAAGGTTTTTAAGTATATTATATATATTAGTAAATAGGTAAATTAGATTCTTTTACAAATCCTAAATAACTGGTTATTTTATTATTATATAGCACTTGGTGGTTTAGGTCAAATTTATCTTTAAAGTCTTTTGAGTGAACAAAGTAATTATCTATGTAGCACATTCCATATTGATTTTCTATAGATCTTTTAGAAAAACAATTCCAAACGGGGATTCCAGGTATGAGGTTAGGTAAATTATTTCCACCTTCTAGAATTTTTTCACATTCTAATATCACATCATCTAAAATTGATTTCATGGTTTTACTATTTTTTATAGCAGCAAAATTTGAACAATTAATTGATCCAGCATACGATTGAAATCCATTGGAAGTAGATATCATATCCTCACCCTTATAGTATTGAGAAATGACATTATTTAGCGGAGTAGTGCAAATAGAGTCCATGTCGGCATAGAATCCACCATGTGTATATGTAGCTACCATTCTCCATATATCTGCTTTATTTATACCGCTGGATATTTGATATATCTTGTATAACGTATCGTTATAATCTTTTACATCTTGTTCTCTTTGTTTTGAGTCAGCGTATCGATGATCCCAGTCTGGATTTAAGTTTTTCCAAGTTCCGATTATATTTTTCTGGAATGGCAATAGGTTTTCAAACTCAGCCTCTTCAGTCTGCCAAATTATTTTGGGGATCATAAGAACTACTTAGATTTAGATATATACTCTAAAAGAACATCATACATATGATCTAGTTTTCTATTCATATCTGATCGTTTTGCATCTGCTTCGTTAATACGCTGTTCAAGTCTTGAAATTTGGTCTTTCATAGATGAGCCTGAATTGGGTTTAAGTTCGACGAGATAATGCTTTACGAGAAATTTAATCCCGCCTGCCATAATACCGACTATGGTTAATACGCTTAAAATTAACGCAGCCCAGTCTTGTATAGTCATAAGATTCATTATATCATTATATAAGATTTAATTTTGACGGGATATACAATTCGCCGAAAATAGAGATAACAAACCCTACCCTAGACAACATATGGATCAAAGATCCAAACATGTCTTAAATCGGCTCCTAGCCTCCCTATAGGCTATAATAAGTATATGGATGATGTAACACCTTTTGACTTAATTAATGGTTCGCCGAGAGTTGAAAAAGATATAAAAGATATTCGCCTGGACATTTGTAAAACCTGTGATTGGTTTAGGCCTAAAACTCAAACATGTAAGAAGTGTGGATGTTTTATGGCTGCTAAGTCTATGTTAGCAAATGCTAAATGTCCAATTGGTAAATGGTAAGAGGCCAGGAAGAATTTGTATTCCCCGAAAAATTTAATTATAACAAACCGTTATATATAAAAACCTTATTTATTATGGTCTGATTCGGATTTACAGCTACATCCATTGCAACAAAAATCTGAAAATATTTTCATAGCCAGAGATTCGTATTGTGGTTCTGGTTGGTTTGTCATAGTCTTAATTATACCCTGGATTTTTAGGAAAAGTGGTTTTAGCAAAATCTGAATATTTTGTAGTTATGTATGATACACATTTAAAAAAACCTAAACACTAAAAAATAGTGAGCACGTTTTAAATTTTCTTAGCCTTGCCATGAATCCAGCCTGAGTGAATACCTGCGAGAGGTGCGTCTATATTTACAGCCTTGCCAATTGGAAGGATCTCCGCATATTTTTCAATAAAATTATTTAGATGTTCTTTGCTAATAAAATTCATAACTTTTGTGCCACCTGTGACACTGGTCAATGTTGCGTTTATCATTTATTTTTTCTCCAATACACTAATAATAATTTGTAGATCTTTTTCTGTGAGGAACGTTTGTGCTGCTCCCCATAGTACAGCGTATTTATCTGTACCGTAATTTTCTTTAGCCAAAGTAACGGCTTTTTCTCTTAGTTCATACTTATTCATTTAGTTTCCCCCGTTAATAAAACATAGTGCGATTGCGATACCTACGCCAATGAAGGCTCCTACTGGTGCCATGAAGTCTGCGTTATCATCTAGCCAGTCTATTGCGTATGTGAATGGATTCATTTAGTTATTCTCCTTTAGTGAGTAGTAGTGCCAGTTACATACTGACAATTCTTGTCCGTCTAATTCTACTAAGTAAGTCGAGATAGTAGAACCGCAATTGTATAAGTCGCAACCTGAGCGAGCATAATCTGAGTGTATATCGCAACCATATCCGTCGCACATATCATCAGCGCAATTTAATTCCCATTTAACCTCTGGGGTTATATCCTTTAGTGTCATCATTTTGATAACCTTTCTTGTTGTTGTTATAGTGGAAGTATAGCAGGGGGGACTGACATTTTGACCCCTTTTTGGGGCGTGTCTGATGTGTTACTCGTCACACTCGCAAGGCTGAGCGTAGTCAAACTCGCAGAAGTAGCACCCCTGAGCCTCGAAATGCTTGTCGCAATAGTGACGGAATTGGATCTCGCCACAATGGATAAATTGGGTGTTATCAGTTAAATAGTACTGATTAACGGGATATAGGGTAAGTGACATTTGGATGTCCTTTCTTTTTGTTATACCGCAATTCTAGCAGGGGGTACTGACATTTTGGCATGTATTTCGGGCGTGTCGCAAAACTATTTTTGTGATAAACCTCACACGACAAATGCTAACAAAACGGACATGCTTCATTAGCAAAAGAGATCCCGGGCCGTGTCAAGTCGACACACCGATATAATTAAAATTGTTACGTAATTGTTATAATTTCCCCCGTTCTTGTGATATTCCTCACATGTGTTCTATGTCACAATGTCCGAATTGTTCTGATTGTACCCCTGAAAATGTCAGACCCCTGTGTTAAACTTACAGTATAAAGAAAATAAAGAAAGGTGGTCAAAATGACTACATTAAAAGAAAAAGGTTGGAAATTATCCTTCCGTGTTGAGTTAAACACAAATCCGAAATATCCTCTTATGAAAGAGTTTAGTACCTGCTTAGGGGTTATCTTTAATTCTGAGATACAGGCTAATGAGTACCTAGACCTTGTAGCCTTAACGGGTACAATTCTAGAAACTAACCTAGAGGAGATCGAATATACTCCCTCTAAGTATGTCGCCTATGCTACTAATAGGAGTTGGGAGTGATGAGTATCACATCGGACACTATGCCTAAATAGGCAAAAATGTCAGACCCTAATGCTAAACTTGCCATATAACGAAAACGAAAGGTGGTCAAAAATGACTATACTAAAAACACAAGAGGTTATAGATAACGCCCTCTTATCCGTACTAGAGCCTCACCTATACGGCAGAGCCTCTACCGCACTTATCCCATGCTCTAATTGTAGCGATAACTATTTAGAGGTATTTGCTAAAGATAAAAAGTTCACTAAGTTCACATGTCAGGAGTGTAAATAATGAGTACCTTCGAAAAAATAGATTTGGCTTATGCCTTAGCAAAAGAAAAATATGGCGAGAGTAGTCACACTTATGCTGCCCTATGGGGTAGCGCAAGCGTATTGCTTAGCGAAAGAGATTTAGATGTCGTAATCAGAGTAATGGAGAAAAAATAATGATAACACTTACACTTACCTCATATAATGGTAACACTAAAAAAATGCCTTTCTATTCTAAGCAACAGGTACTAGATTTTCTTTCTGCGTTACCTTCACGCCTTAATAAAAACACATCTCTAAAAGTAGAGTGTGACATCTTAGCAATTAACGGAACTATTAGAGGAGATAAATAATGTTAGATTTTGATGTCGCTTTTGAAATTAAAACTTGGTTTGATGACATGCTAGACGAATCGTATAAGCCTTTTGAAATTGGTAACTTATCTTTTTCTGCCTCACAGATTTTGCGAGAGTGCGACCCTATTGCTTATCGCCAATCGCTATTAGATTTTGAGGACGCTATTAGAGAAAATGAAGAGGTATAAAAATGGAAATAGATTTATTCGGATTTGCTAACGCAATACAATTAGATCATTTAAATAATGATCAACTTTTAGAATTAGAAAAAATACTTAACGGAATTGGAGAATAAAAAAAATGGATCTAACTTTTTTCACTGACGGAAGAGCTTTATTTTTCTTAACTTTATTTTTTGCTTTTCGTTTTCTATATTTACTTTCTAAAGAATAGGGCCCGGGGCGCAAAAGTCAAATCGACACGCCGCTATATTTAAAATTGTTATTAAATTGTTACATAATTTTCTCCAATGTGAGAATGATCACAAAAATAATTTAAGAAATGTCCGAATTGTTAGCATTTCTAATTTGATTTTGTCAGTCTAATAGTATAGACTTACATAGTAAGCAATTAAACGAAAGGTCAAAAATGACACTAGAGGAATATAAGGCGCACATAGAGGCGCAACGCAACGCAAGCAAGGCTCAGGCTTTGTCAGTCCTATCCGCTACAATTAAAGAAATAAAGAAAGGTGACAACTAATGTCAGCAAAACCATACACAATAATCAGCCTCTTAGAAGGAAAAAACTATCGCTCACACTCTCGCAATAATGAGGGAGTTATCATACACGCTACACCACGCCCAGATGTCTGGTACGGCTCAGAGTTTGAGGCGTATGCTATTGAGGTTCGCCCACCATGGGGAACACCAAACTTTTGGGCAACTGTCGCCGTTAAGGTAGGTGCGTAATGATAAACTCAGTTCTAACAATTCCTTGCGAGGAATGCTACTCAACTGGCTTGATCTTTTTTGGATCAGGCGAGGAATATCATGTCGAGCCTTGTCAGTGCGTAGAGGTACAATTATTTAATACACCCGAGAATAACTAAGGATAGGAAATATAAATGACAATAGCAATCGAACACTCACTAAAGTTTGTAACTGAGTTTGATGAGAATCATCCAGTAGCAAAACAATTTTTAGCACTTAGCGAATTGGATCAGATCCAACTTTTAGAATCAGTGCTACATAAATTTATAGTGCCTGCTTTAGAGCCAGCACTTGCTGAAGTAAATGAACACGGCACTTACGCAATTCTAAAGGTGGTTAAATAAATGATGACTCGTAAAGACTATGTTGCCACTGCTCAAATTCTTAGCAATTATTTTGCTACATCTGTTTTTGATGAGCAAGGAGAAATTTTATTTGCTGATTTGGTAGATGAATTTTCTTTAATGTTCGAAACTGATAACGAAAGATTTGACGCAAACAGATTTGCTATTGCTTGCTATAAAGAATTGGAGATGGCAAATTGATTTTAGATAATGGAACACTAATCGCAATTGTAATTGCTTTAGCTGGATCGGTTGGAATGATGATTGCTTTTTGGCAACGCAATATCCAATTAGAAAAAGAAATTCGCAGACTACAAGTTGCTTTGCGAAGTGAAAGAATAAAAAAGTAAAATAAAAATCCTTAGCAAGATTTAAAACTGCTAGCACGGCCCGGGCCCTGTGATATTGATCACATGTGATATTTAACACTTTACGTCTATTTGATATTTTTCCCCAATTGTGCTAAGATTAGTTTATGACTAAGAAAACCGCTGAGGAATTACGCAGACTTATGGAACTTCGCCGTTCTAATGCTGCTACCCCTGTTAGGTCTAAGAAAGTTTATTCTCGAAAAGATAAATGTCAGTCTGCTATGCTAGAATTAAAAAATAACAACAACTAAGAAAGGTCGTGCCCCCATGACATTTGAAAACGATGAATTCTTTGATGAATTCTATTCTACTACCTGCCCTAAGTGTAATGAAAATTCCGTTGATCAATATATGCCTATGTGTGATCATTGCTGGTTAAATGAATTAGCAGATTCTGTTACTCATGAAGACATGGCCTTAGAAATGAGTCTTTCCCTTGACTACTAATCCCCTGAAATTAAAACGTTCTAACGATAGAAAGGTCGCTAACCTTGTCACTAAAAATGGAAAACAAGCAGCCATTGCTAATACCTTCGGCCTTCCCGCTGGAAAGGCTTATTCTTGTCCTGGCGCAACGACTGTTTGCGAGAGTGTCTGTTACGCAGGGAAACTTGAAAAGGTCTTCCCTTCTGTAAAAGTTAACCTGCTACACAACTGGGAACTATTGCGTAATGCTGATTACTTAACTATGCTTAATTTGATCGGTGAAATGATTGCTGATTTTAAGGCTGATTGCGTAAAAAAGAATGCGCCCATGCTATTTCGTATCCATTGGGACGGTGACTTCTTTAATGATACTTATACTACCGCATGGTCTGATGTAATTAAACTTAATGCGGATGTACAATTCTGGGTTTACACTCGTGTTAAGTCTGCTGCTCTCATTCTAAAAGATATTGAAAACCTCTCACTGTATTTTTCTGCTGATAGCGAGAATGTTAAAACTGCTGTTGATCTAAAAATTAATAGCGGGGTCCGTATGGCATACCTTGCTAAGAATTTTGCTATAGGTCAAGCAGACATGAAAGAAATGGTTGGGCGCCCTGCTGCTAAATGTCCTGAGAATAATAAACAAATTCCATTGATTAGCGCTGCTGGCTCCGCATGCGTATCATGTTCACTTTGCGTTTATTCTAAGAGTGATATTATTTTTTCTGCGACTAAGAAATAATAAAATGAACCATTGGTTATATCTTTTTATTTTTCTTATAATTTTATTTATAACCCAGTGAAAGTGGGCCCGGGTTTATCCACAGATTATCCACAGGGTGATTTACGATGTGAGATTAAACACACCGAAATATTTTCCCAGTTTACGGCGTGTCGTAGAAAAATGTCAGTGACCCATGGTAGGCTTACAGTATAAAGAAAAAGAAAGAAGGTTGCCCCCTATGGCTACAGTTATAGATAAAACAGATCACTATTTAATTTGGGATATATCTCAGATTTGCTGCGATGAAATACAATTCCGTTATCAGTGCCGTGTATGCGATGAAATGATGGGTTGCTATTTCTGCTCATTTGATTACTCAGAACCCTGCGATTGTCAGTACGACATGGTAGTATCAGAAATATCAACTACGAAAGAAGGAAACTAATGGAATATAACTACTCACTTACCACTTCATATGACGGAGAATTGGTCAATACCTTAAAGGTAGCAGACCTCTTGGAGATTGTAAACGCTTGGAATCTATGCGTGGACTATGGCACTGCTAAAGAATATGCTACCTATAATTTGTCAGACCCAACGGGTAAGATGTTTACTAAGACCTTTCACCGCAACGGAACAGTAGGAGTAAAGTAATGGCAAGATTTGAGTTTAACACTTTCATAGATGTAGAAGCAGAAAACTATGATGAGGCTATTGATGTTTTTCAATTCCAATTAAAATATGGAATAGATAAAGATAATGTTTATGTCGCAGACATAAAAGAATTAACTATTTACAACAACGAAGGCGTAGAGGTATAAATAATGGGATCAGTAACAGCAATTGGATTAGCAGACACAACACTAGACCTTGAAACGCAATTGCGTTATCACTTACAGGGTAATCATTATCCACCAGTACCCGTTGAAATGGTTGCCCCTTGTATTGAAGCAATAGATGCCGCCTATGATGAGGACTATGAGCGTGTAATTGATATGCCTATGGTTGGTGACTTTCAGATACGTTGGCGTGGTTTGACCCAAGCACCAGCGTGGGCTATAATTGAACAACACAACCTGTCATGGTTTATTGACCCAGTAGATGAGGACTAATGCTATATATGCCCCCTATAAATAAATGCCCATGTGATGAACACGAGTGTATGAACCAAGATGACTACACTATTGATGAGTATATGTGCGAGGAATGTTTTATGGACTGCGTAGAAATGGATAATGCCTAAATGAATGCTACAATGAAACCTATGGAATTAATCTTTGCTGATCGTCTAAACCCAGGGCAACTAATGCTAAATGATTTAATTGGTATTGAGAATGATGTTGTTGAAGTTATTGGAGTTAATGATACTAATAACGGAGATGATTACCAAATTGAGTTCATTGATGAGTTTGGTGAAAAAGATATTGTTAATCTAAAACATGATGAGTTAGTTTCGCTATATGTTTATGTTGAGGATGATGAGTAATTAGCTATACCCTGCGAAAGCAGGCCCGGGCCGCCCAACCTAAGATGATTGTCAAACCTATTAAGTGTGAGATTTATCACTTCCCCGATTTACGATACGAATTGACATTTCCTGGATTTTCTGTCATACTTAGGTATAACCAAATAACAATTCCAAATAGTGAGATTATCAGATAATAATTTGATAAATGTCAGTAGGAAATGTTATACTTAAAATATCAACCAAACAGAAAGGTAATACAAAATGACAGTAGCAACTGCTCTCTACAATGTAGGCGACACCTACACAACCCAAAAGTCAAAGGTTACAGGAACGATTGTATCTATTGACCCACAAGCAAATGGTAATGTTCGAGTAAAGTTAGATGTTAATGGCGAACACCGCTACACAACTTGGACAGCAAAGTAATCTAATTACTAAGTGCCTAGCGTACAGGCACTATAAATAAGTGGCGTGAACTATCCTGAGCAAGATACCAAAAGGCTCACCAAAATGTCAGACCAACCCCCTATAATATAAATACACCACAAACAGAAAAGGAAAATAACAAATGGCTAGAGCAAAAGCAATAAATGTAAAAATCGCAACACCTAAAATCATCACAGCACTAGAAGCCTCCCTTGCTAAGTTAGAGGCAGACTACTCAACACAAGAAAAAAACGAAGCAAAGTATCTAAAGGCAGTAGAAAAGTGGAAAGCAGATGTCTTTGCCTTCGCTATGGCTAATGTCAAGAAGTCTTTTAACTTACGCACTAATTATCGTTCATACAACGAAACACTAAACATTGACTTTGACCTAAAGGTTACAGAGTCAGAAATGCCAAAAGAGCCTGAGCGTGACTTTGAGTTTATTCACGCAAGCACTTATCGTGAGTCTAAGAAAGAATTGTCAAACGCAATTCGTATTCTAAAGATGACAGATGAGGAAACAGTTAATACCTCAACTTACAACGCAGTATCCGAATACCTATAATTTCCATTTCCTATGGGAACTGTCCTGAGCATGACTAGAAACTGCTCAACACAAAATCTTAGAAAGGTAGCCCAATGATTAGCACAATGTTACAGATTAAAGAAGCAACAGAGGAAGCCCTCTTTGATCCTGATCTAATGAGTTTAGCACGATTCATGTTTGAAAATCGTGAGTATATGGAAACTGAGGAATTTGCTCAATTACTATTTAAATACAGTTCCTCACTGTCAGCCCTAACAGCAACACTTGTTTCACAGGTTTGTTTATCACACTCAGATATGTCAGACATGGTTGCTACAATTAAAGAAATGAAACAACTAACAGAGAGTATGGAGTAGCCCATGAATACAACAGCAATCGCAACAGAGGATTTTCTTAAGGCCACTATCGCTAAGCAAGAGGAGCGCATTAATGATTTGACTGCACATGCCCAGCGCTTAGCGCAGCGTGACTATGACACAGCAGGCACCTTACAAAAACTGCGGGATGACCTTCATGAATGGACTATGAACGCATTGGAAGAGGCTTCAATCAATGAAGCAGAAGCGCAAGAGATTGCCGACATTGCTGGTTTTGAATTAACACAAGAATTTGAATTAGAAGTATCAGTTCAATATTCAATAACCGTTAACGCTAAGAATTTAGAAGAGGCCATGAACGCAATTCATGATTTAGATCTTGATTCTATTTCATATGACGAACCAATCACATATCTTTCGGGGACGATTGACCGCATAGATATTTAGTAGGGGGCTACTAATGGACCTGAGCACGTCCTTAAACTGCTTCACAAATCCCGGGGGCAAAAATCTTAATTTGTCAAATCTATAAGCTGTGATTAAGATCACCTAGAAAAATGTCCAGATTGTCCACATCTAACTATCCTAATTTGTATTTGTCAGTCTATCCTGCTATACTTAAAATTCAACAACAACAGAAAAGGAAATAAACTCATGGCACATGACATCGAAACTCAAAATGGCGTAGCAAGTTTTGCTTCATTTAGAGAACCTGCTTGGCATGGATTGGGTACTGTATTCACAGATGAAAAATCTACCACAGAAATGTTGGCTGCTGCTAACCTTAATGGGTGGAATGTTCGTCTAGAGGATTTAGAAACCCCAGCACATCTAGCAAGCGACAAGGCGTACCAGTATGTCTTGCGTACTAATCCCACAGATAACACTCAAACCGATATTCTCGGAATTGTTGGTGAGCGTTATCACCCATTACAGAATGAGGATCTATTTTCATTCGGTGACAATATCCTAGACGGCGGGGGTCGTTGGGAAACTGCTGGCTCAATCAAGGGTGGTCGTGTCGTATTCGGTGCGTTAGCACTAGAGCGTGAAACAATTCTTGACCCTAATGGTGTTGCCGATAAGGTTAAAACTTATTTGCTCATCAACACATCACATGACGGCTCGATTGCTATTCAAGCAAGTATCACGCCAGTTCGTGTTGTATGCGCTAACACTCTCAACCTTGCTCTTGGTTCAATCAAGAAAAAGAATGGTGTCAAGCAATCTTTCAAGATTCGCCATACTCAAACTGCTAACGGCAAGGTACAAATTGCTCGTGAAACTCTTGGCATGGCTAACAAGTATATGGACGAATTCGACATCATGGCTAAGGCTATGATCGAAAAGGAAGTCAATGCTAAGTCATTCAATGACATCATTCTTGCTGCTTATCCTAAGCCAGACAAGGATTCTAAAGGCTCAATCAAAAAGTGGGAAAATAAAGTTGGCATGGTCAATGATATTTACACTGGTGAGTTTAATGGAATGATTGCTGGTAATGCGTGGGGTGCGTTTAATGCTCTCACCGAACGCCTTGACTGGTATCGTTCTGCTCGTGGTGGTAATAACGAATCTATGCTCGCAAGCGCAAGCGGATTTGATCCTGCGATTAACGCAGAAAAAAATCGTTTGCTAAAAGTTGTTCAAAATGTTATGGCGTTAGCCTAACAAAAAATCCTGAGCATGATTTCAAACTGCTCACCATTAGGTCTGTTAGCTCAGTTGGTTAGAGCGCTACCCTGTCACGGTAGAGGTCGTGGGTTCAAGTCCCATACAGATCGCAAGAGCCCGGGCTTGATATTTTTATGACATTTTCTTGCAAACCTTATTACGGTAAGATGACATTTTTCCCAGTTTCTAATTACGATACAGTTGACTTTTTCCCCAAACCATGCGATAATTAGTACATACCACAAACCACAAGGAGAATAATGCTTGGCTATACACAAAAAGATTTAGCAGATATGACCTATGGAGTAGCAAATGCTGATCTGTTAATCAATGCAGATGAGAATCCTGCTATTCATAACTATTTAGTTAAGACAGAAGAATTTTTAAATGGCCTACGAACAGAAGGGTACTTTGACTAATGTTTGAATCTAACTGGATTAAGTATGAATGGCTATGTACTGAGTGTGATAGTTTAATGGAACTTAGCACTTATTGGAAAGAGGAGTATGTAACTACCCCTGTTTGTCCCTGCCCACATCAGGCTATTATTGGGATTGGCAGGCATGTCCTGGAGTCATCATCCTTTGTTTCATACCACAGTGATGTGACCAGTATCACACCTACGCCGCTTGTCAAAATCAACTCAAACCCCTATAATTAATATATGGACCTAAAAACAATAACAGAGTATATAAACATACATAAGGTATCAATGGAACAAGACTTAGAGACAATTAAAAACTCTGGTCGTTGGGCTAATGATAGAGTTGCCTTAGAAGGTGCTATCAACGTATCTAATCATTACTTGGAGTATATCAATGAGCGATAAGTATCCTTTTATACCTGACCATTTAACTAAGGCATTAGAAGATATCTCTATTCCATTAATTGATATCATGCATGGTGAACTAAAGAATCTAATGCTTATTACTGAACAAATATGGGAGGCTGCTAAAAACGGGGACCCATTAGAAGAAGATGAGTATGATGAATCAGATGATTATCATCAGGGGTACCTACAGGCCTTGACAGATATGTACTGCCTAACGTATAATTTAAGTATTGACCGTAAAAATATTGAGGAGAAATATAATGCCTAAGTGTTTAGATTGTGGTAACACTAAATTCTTTACTTACTGTGAGAACAGTTACAACGAAGCCGAGTATGACGAAAGCGGTGAGATGATAGATGTAATCTATAAAGAGTACCACGAGCCAGAGGAAGCCACCTGTAAAGAGTGTGAGTCTATTAACATTGAGGGTAAAGTATGAGTATCCTAATTGAAATGGACTATGATGAATGGTTTGATACCTACAAGCCAATACCCAATCATATAGACACTAATGCTTCATTTAGCGATGGAGAGTATGGCTATATGTTTGAAACATATGGAGATGAACTAACATTTATACAGGGGGCCAATGATAACGTTATTTGGACTTATGGGGATGGTGATGATGGAGGCACGTATATCTGGTCTGGTTATAGCTTTGTTAATAGGATTGGATATTTTATTACTGAACGGCCTTGGGTAAATGATGTTCAGGCTTTAGTTATCCCAGCAGATGATGAACTTGACAATGATGAGGATGAGGAGTAAAATTGTAGTATGACCAAAAAAATAACACTAGACCTAGACCTACACTACGCTGGCATGATCGCAATTGACTCAGGGCAAGCAATGGTTGGCGACCCTGCCTACCTTGACAACTGGGATGATGACAAAACTAAAGAATGGAATCTCGAAGGCAAAGTAGGCCAGTACTCTTATCAAGGTGCTAGCGCTACTACTCTTACTAAGAACTATGGGCAATTAGAAACTGCTACTGCTGTGGTATTCAGTACTGGACTTGGTGACGGACTATATCCTGTCTATGTTCATACAGACGAGGAAGGCACAATTACTAAGGTAGTTATTGATTTCGAAGGGGATATTGACCACTATGAATCCGACTGATAAAGATAAACTAAACCAATGTATATCCCTTCTAGAATCTACGGACCTATTCCCTTCACTAGTATGGCTATGGACATGGGATGTTGTTAAAAGTATTTTAGGCGACCCTGAGTATAAAGTAAATGTAACAGAGGAGCAAATGTGGGGGCACCTATGTGAGGCCGTAGAGAACGGCATGGGTTTCTCTATGGAGTTTGGTTCGGAGTCACTTCACGAGGATATCAGGGAGTGGATGTTGGAGAAAGAATACATCTCAGACCCATACGATGAAGATGACGACTAACAGATTAGATAAGCGTTTATCTGAATATACATTCGATGAACTATGCGTTGCCATATGTGAATGGTGCAAGGACCCTGATATGAATATGTCAGAGTACATGTGCCCTAACTGCTACAAAGATGACGAACAGATCTGCACAGAATGCTGCGGATGTTATGATGAGGAGAACTAATGGGAGCACGTATTAACTTTATATTTAAAGACTCAGAGTCAGGGCCTAGTGTAGTACTATATAGTCATTGGGGCCAGATGAACTGGCAACCTGATATCGCTGCAGCCCTAACACATTCAAGGGCCCGTTGGTCAGACTCTTCATATGCCACCCGCATGATGATTAGTTATCTTATTCAAGACAGTGTTCTAGACGAGCACGGTTTTGGAATCTATGCAATTAACAATGAGTCATGGGACCTTGGCGAGCAAAGCATTGTTGTTGACTTTGTTAATAATACTATTACTGATATTCACCCTGTTGAATTTAACGCATTTATTAATGCATATGCACCTCATCTATCACTAACTAACTAAGGAGAAACAAATGGCTAAGAAATCAAAAGCAAAAACAATCCCGTACCTAGAAACATGGGATACCCGTTACGGTAAGTCTCAACGTCTTGTACTTCGTAAGAATGGTAAGTTTGTCGATAATACCAGTCTTACAGCCCTAAAGCAAGGGGAACGGGTCACCTCTCGCTAATATAAAGATGAGGGGCGCATGCTTGTGGTGAACTTGCGCCTCTCTCTTTTATTTGCTATAATGGACAGGAGAGGAAAACATGTATCGAATTACTCGCAGTACCCATACCACTAAAGAGGAAAAGGTTGCTCAAAAAATCTCGGTATTGTTATCAGACTTTACTCTTGATCTAGAAAAGGTAGGATACTACCTAGCAAAGGCAATCCCACTTCTATTGTTTAAGCGGTCACTAGAAGTATTAGAGTCAGCACAATTCCAAGATGATATAATGGAACAAGAGAGAATAGGATATGACCATGACAGACTTTTATCTTAAGTGTGACATCTTAAAAGATTTTGCTGTAAGGTATGAAGAAGAGTATAAAGAATTTATTGAGTTCAACGATATAGGTTTTCCAATAGCGTACTTCCATTCCGAAGGTTTAGTAATGGCTAAGGTTGATGGGCAACGTTATGTCGAAGAAACATGGGAATTACTATTAGCAGAGATGGACGTTGATGATACAGGGTTTGAAGATCTTGATCATCTGATAGAAAGTATTCCACATCAATAATTTTTAGCTACCTGGTGTGGCCCTTCGGGGCCCCCCGGGATTTTTTTTGCAAATTTATCAAACCATCAAACCTTAAAACCCTATTACGAACCAAACCTTATTTTTCCCAGAACTTTATTACGATAGACAAATAATTTTCCCCAATCATAGACAAACCTTCAAACCAGCTATAAAGGTTTTGTATTGTATCTTATACTACTGACATTACGAACTGACTTATTTATCCCCCGCCCCAGAAATGACTGCCAGGATAGCTACACATCCCGCAGCGGGGGATCAAAAGATATACCAAATTCCCTAGTATAAAAGACATTACGAATAACAAACCTTTTTCCCTGGTTTCTAGATATTTATAAAACCTTTCTATTATTTTTTATTAATTAATTGGACATTTCGAGCAATTTTGTATAGGGTTTTTAGGCTATAAAGGTTTGACAAATAGAGGTTTGAATGGTATACTCCACAGCTGGGAAGGGAAGGTTTGACAAAGGAAAGGTTTTGTGGTAGGGTTTTAAAACGTCCTGGACATTACGAACCCTTCTGTCTAAATGCTCCATACTCCACTTCCCTCCCTTTTCCTCCACTCAAAGATAAATCTAAAAAATATCAGTAAGATCTATCCTGTGGATAACTACAGTAAACCTGTGGATAACTTTACCAAACCATGCCTTCTCCCTGTGGATAACTCTATGATATGATGGACATATGAAACCTTTATTAGTCATTTTGCTTGGTCTATTTATCTTTGTAAACTACATGGCATATCTCCAACAAATCCGTATGACCTCATAAACATTACGATAGATCAAATCTTTTCCCCAATCATGGTATGATATCTATATGAAAAATACATATAAGTGTCCAGAATGTGCTACCTCTATTGTCATTACAACCAAGGTACATGATCTACCAGAGTCTATCATCTGTCCTTGTGATGCTGTAATGCCATTAAAACCTTAGCCTTTACCTAACAAACCTTAGCCTTTACCTAATTTGTCAGGGTATACAATCATCTGGCTGTGTGGTATCATGGATATATGGAAATCTTAACCGAACAATGTTATTACTGCGATAAGCCAGCAGAGTATAATGACATTGTTGTAGAAGACCTAGTATATTCTGTCTCTGGCGTATGTAAGAAACATCTTAGAATGGGGTTATCATCATGAATGACTATAGACCTATAAGTATCTTAGCTTTTATACTTGTTATAGCGTTAACGGGAGTTGTTTTCTTTTACCCCGCATAAATAGGGTGCTTGACATACCCTTTGAAATTTGCTACACTTAGATTGAAAAGGAGAAACACATGACAACACAAATGATACATGAACTAATGCAAGCAATGTTTGACAACAATAAGTCAGGCGGACTTGATTATGTTGAAAGCAACACGGTCAAAGAGATAATCCAGGGATACTTCCCAAAGGCTGTTGAGTCTTTCGAACCTGCTTACTAATATAAACCCTCCTAGACATGAGTATAAACTGTCTACTTAAAATTTCTACAACATATAGGATACTTGATGACGATTAGACAAGTTAGAACAAAGAGTAATAGATACAATACTGTAAAGTATGACAGTGCTGGGAATATATTAACACCAGCTAGGAAGAAAGAGATCAAAGAGCTTAAAAAGCTTTCTAAAAACCCTAATGAGAAAAAGGCACCATTAATGAGTAAATGTGGAGCTATTACAAAGAAGAAAAGACCGTGCCCAATCTTAGTAGAAGCATGGAGAACCAGTGGTTTTTGCCATGTCCATGATCCAGCAGGTAAGTTTAGGCAGCAAACCAAGAAAAAAGGTTATAAGACTCATACCTATAAATTAGATTGTAATCACAAATGGTATATGCGGGATGAAGGTATTACCTGTAAGAATTGTCTTATCATTTGGAATCCTGAGATGGATGCTAACCTATAGTGCCCGTGTAGGGCAGGGGAAGGTTTGTTACCCTCTATTTTCCGCCGAACTTGACTAATTTTTCGCCAAGGTGTATACTAAGTATATGAATTGTAAACAGTGTGGTATGAATAAAGAAGATATCTCATATTGGGACAATCATCAAACCATGAGTGATTATAGGGTGTGGTGTGCCAAAAGAATCTAAGATTATGCGTATGGACTGGAAATCTTTAGGATATTGGCCTGTCTACAAAGACGGCAGAATGGTGTGGGAAAAAAATGATAACCATAAAGATTCAAAAGACTAAGATACTTCCATTACGATGGATCGGTAATTTATTTGAAAAGATTTCTAGCCCTCATTTAATGAAAGCTTTACACTATGATGATCACGACGATCATGGGTTTGCTTATAAATACCATTCAGTTATGTGGACAATACTTCGCAGACCATATAAATGGTGGGGAACATATTATGAACTTGACCTACAAGGAATGATAGATGATTTAAAAGGATCTGGTTGGGATGACTATGATGAATTTGGCAAAGCATATTGGGATAATGATAAAGGGGAACAAGAATGAAAAAATCAAACGTAAAAGCTTCACAGGCTAAAGTAAAAAGAGCAATAAAAAATAAAAAAAGATTGGCAGATAAGCCAAAGACTTCTAGCCATGAGGCAAAGATTCAAAGAATTCGTCAAGATATTATCGCAGAGCACCTAGGTAATTTCTAATGTGGTCATGGGTATTAGCAGCAATAGGCGTTACAGGCATCTTCCTGGTCGGTAGAAAGACTATCTGGGGTTGGTTGGTACTATGTGTCAATGAGTGCTTATGGATTGCGTATGCTCTTGCTACTAAGCAATATGGGTTTATAGTTGCTGCGATTGCTTATGGTATTGTATATATTAAATCATTTATGCATTGGAGAAAAGGTTGATAATTATAGATATTGACGATACCCTTCTAAAAAGAGACGGTACTCCAATACAACACGTTATTGATTATGTAAATAGCATTTATGATACCAAGGTTGTTGTAACTGGTAGAAACAGCTCTGAAAGACTTAAGACTGTTGCCCAACTACATAATGCTAAAATTAACTATGATAGGCTTGTTATGAATCCTGGTAACTATCAAGATTCTCATAAGTTTAAAGGACAGGTTGCACAAGAATTTGGTTTTGTAACTACCCTTGCTATAGAAAACAATGCTTCAGCTCGTGCAGCATATGAAAAATTTGGTATTAAAACTTTAGATCCTGCCCTTATTCCACAAGAATGGGACATGCCTGATTAATGCGTAATAGTTTTGAGTTTGAAGAATTAGATGAACCTGTAGATTTACAAGTGCACACTCTTTCACCTACAAAGTGGATGTTAGTTGACCGTGAAACAGGACAGGTGTATACTGGTAATAAGAATGGCTATTGGGATAGGTTAGAACCAATTATTAAGAAAGAAGTTTAATGAACTTTCAATCAGAATCTAAAAAGTCAGGAGATGCTTTTGAAGAACTTGTATATCAAGATTTGGTTAGTAGGGGCTTTGATTATATCCAGCCAAATGTTTATATTGAAGGTGCTGGTTGTGAAGTAGATTTTATTGCGTATGATAGCAAGTATGATCTTGTTGAGTATGTAGAAGCAAAAGGTGGGCTTGATGGTGAAGGTAAAAGGCCAGGGGCTAAGAGAACTGATAATGTTAAAAAAGCTATTGCTAATGGAGCACTAATACAAACAGTAGATGTTAGTGCATACTATATAGTTTATTTTTCATCTGAGCCTAGTGAGGGTTATGCTACTGAAATGATCAATACCGCTTTAAAACATGACATAATTGATGAAGTAAGATACCTGTTGCCAATAAAGCTTGACTTTTAATATTAGAAAGAGTATACTTAGTATATGAGATACGACATGCCTGATGATTTTTTAGAGTTTGTAACTAAAAAGTACGCAAACTATAAAGGTTCTAAGTATGATTTCTTTGCTCGTGAGTGGTCTTTTATGTGTGGGGCATGTAGTGAAAAACTTTTTGCTCCCACTAAAAAAACTATTACAGAAAATCGTTTGTACCATACTCGTAATTTATGTTTAGGAGGATACTAATGGAAATATTTATAGGAATTGCTATGTTTGTTGCTGGTTGGGCTACATGCTATATTCAAATGACATATGGAGTTGATCAAGATAACTAGAATAGTTATTTGTCCCGTTTGCAAAAAAGAACTTGAGGTTAGAAAAGGTATTTTTGCACATGAAACATTGTATAGACATTCTAAAGAACACGATACCCCTCTGTAGTTCAGTGGATAGAACAATGGACTTCTAAGCCATGTGTCGCAGGTTCAATTCCTGCCAGGGGGACATAGGCACCAGTAGCCAAGTTGGTTAAGGCACCGAACTCATAATTCGGCTATCATAGGTTCAAGTCCTATCTGGTGTACGAATGGGGATTAGCTCAGCAGGCAGAGCGGGAAGCTGTTAACTTCTAGGTCGCTGGTTCGAATCCAGCATCCCCAGCTAAGCGAGTGTTGCATAATGGTAGTGCACCATCCTTCCAAGTTGGTAGTGCCAGTTCGATTCTGGTCACTCGCTCTATGTTAAGCCAAATGGCTTGACTTTTTAATAATGAAGGGTGTATAATATAAATATGGATAAAGATAATTTAGCGAATACGCATAGAAATGATGCAGTAACGATTATGATGAATTCAATAAACGAAGATAATAGGAAGCTTTGTTTATCGAATGGATTAACTGAAGAGGAAGCTGATCAGCATATAGATAATGCTCAGGCTTCATTAGGAATGATTATGTATAACATGTATGACAAGCTAGTAGAGGCTAAGGTTATAGTGGTATAATCAAAAAATGGGACGAAACCATTTTGCTAAAACTTTTGCTTCACCTTACTTTCAAAGTAGTTACTATAAAAACGAGACTACTGGTGGAAAGATGGAAAAAAGAATAGAAAGATGGTTTAAAAGATTCTTTAAGAAAGATAAAAAAGAATCTTAGTTTATTTCTCTAAAGTGCTTTTAGCACTAAACATACTTTGAAATTCTGGCAACACTATCTTTTTAAAAGAAATGTCATCTGTAGATAAGAATATATCTTTTGTGTAGTTTATTCCTTGTCTTTCAGATCTAATAATATGGCTGCCATATACTTTTACGTCTTGGTACTCAGTTCCACCAACATTAAAAGTATTACCATACATAGATCTCCATAAAAGTTCTGGGTATTGGTCTATAATTTTCTTTAGCTTTTCTTTCTCCATGTGCATTGGGACATGAAGTTCATAATCTAACGGATCAAGTATGTTATTTTTCTTTAGTCTGTCATTAGTTGAAAACAGTTTTCTAATGTAAGAGGAAGATCTTGCTATTTTTTGATATCTGACAATCTTTTCAGACAACAAACCTCCATGAAGAGTATCTATTTTATCTATCTTTTGTAAGATAAAGAAGTCGTCATTCATTAAAAAGAATTCTTCAGGGGTTAAATCTGAATGGCATAGGGCATTAAGATTAGATATAGCATTATGATATTTACTATTATTTTGGTCAACGTATATATAATTTCCAATGTACCAGTCTGGCTTACCGCCTACTACCCAGATATTGGCTTCTGGAAAACTGTTTAGTACTGACCTAATAGAATACCTTAGCTCTTCATTTTCACCAATACGACATATGTATATAAAGTTCATATTCCCCATACCTTTTATAATAGTATAACATATTTAGGCGTGATATAATATAAAGAATACAAAGATAGGGTGGCAATGTCAAATATAGTCTTTCTGGGGAACTTTGAGGTTCCTTATAGTAGTGAGAATCATCATGTAAAGTCTTTAGAGTCCCTTGGACATACCGTTCAAAAAATGCAGGAAAAGAAATCGACTAGTGAGTCTATCCTTAACGCAGCACTTAATAGTGATCTGTTTGTTTGGGTTCATACACATAAGTGGGCAACTCCTGGAAATATCTCTATGGATGAGGTATTAATAAAACTTAAAGATGCTGGCATTCCTACAATGAGCTACCACCTAGACTTATGGATGGGTATTGAAAGACAGAAAGACTTAGAGCAAGATAACTTTTATAAAACCATTGGTCATTTCTTTACTGTAGATAAACTAATGGCTGATTGGTTTAATGAAAATACATCAGTAACTGGACACTTCTTGACTGCAGGGGTATACGATAAAGAGTGTTACATTCATTCTGATTACAACCAATATGACTTTCAATATGATGTTATTTTTGTTGGCAGCAAAGGATACCACCATGAGTATAAATATAGACCAGAGTTAGTAGACTTTTTAAGAAAAACATATGGTAAAAAATTCTTACATGTTGGTGGGGATGGAGATACTGGAACAGTTCGTGGAGATGATCTAAACAAGATTTATGCTAAGAGTAAAATTGCTATTGGCGATAGCCTTAATATAGGCTTCAATTACCCATACTATACAAGTGATAGATTATTTGAAAGTACTGGTCGTGGTGGTTTTACTATCTACCCTCGCATTAAAGGGTTGGAAGATTATTTTATTGATAAAGAAGAAATTGTTTTTTACGAGCATGGTAACTTAGTTGATCTTAAAACAAAGATAGATTACTATCTGCTAGATGGAATATCAAGAGAAAAAATAAGATATGCTGGTCACAACAGAACAAAGAATGAACACACATATGTCCATAGATGGACTGCAATCTTAGAAGAGTTGGGTATTAAATGAATTGCTTAGTAACTGGAGGAGCAGGCTTCATTGGATCTAATCTTGTTGATAAGCTTATAGACCTTGGTCATAATGTTATCTGTATAGATAATGAGTCAGCAGAGTGTCATGAGCAATTTTACTGGAACTTAAAAGCAAATAATTATAAATATGATATCTGTGATTATAATAAGATAGAACATTTATTTAATGGAATTGACTATGTATTTCATATTGCATCTGATGCAAGAATTCAACCAGCAATCCTAAACCCTAAAAAATCTATTGAGTCTAACGCAGTAGGAACTGCTAATGTGTTAGAACTATCTCGATTAGCAAAAGTAAAAAAGTTTGTTTATTCTAGTACATCCTCTGCCTATGGCAAGAAAGCAATACTTCCAAACATAGAAACACAACCATCCGACCCACTGACACCATACTCTGCGGCAAAAGTATTTGGTGAAAACCTTGCAAGAGTTTACTATAATCTTTATGGTCTTGAGACTATATCACTTAGATACTTCAATGTTTATGGAGATAGACAGCCACTTAAAGGCCAGTATGCACCAGTAATAGGGTTATTCTTAAAGCAGTACCATGAAGGAAAAGCTTTGACAGTTGTTGGAGATGGTTCTCAGCGCAGAGACTTTACACATATATCTGATGTAGTAGAAGCAAACATTCTTGCATCTGAAGCGAGTCATGGTTTTGGTGAGGTATATAACATTGGGTATGGAAGTAACTATTCTATAATTGATATTGCTAATATGATTTCAAATGATGTTAAGTTTATCCCGTCAAGAATTGGTGAGGTGCAAGAAACTCTTGCGTCTAATGAAAAATTTAAAGGTTTAACTGGATGGACACCAAAAGTATCATTAATAGACTGGTTGCAGAAATGACAGAAATGAAAAAAGTAATAGTTAATGGTGAGTTTGAGATTACTTTGCCAGAACATCGTGCTGCTCGCCCCGAATGGTACGAACCTAAAGGTTGGGAAAAACCAAGATTAAGACACATGTCTAAAAATATTTCTTCTGGAGATGTTATGTACTATGTTGGTGCAGAAGAAGGCGAGTTTGCTGCACTATGTCAAATGTGGGGTGCGGAAGTAGTTGTATTTGAACCAAACCCTAAAGTCTGGTCACACTTTCCATTGCTTTGGAGTGCAAACAATTTAGATCTTCCAATAGTTTGTATTCCTGGATTTGCATCTGATAAGATAAACAATCTTTCAAGAATATATTATAATGAATGGCCACCAGAAGTTAACAACGTAATTGAAGCAGCCCACGGATTTAAAGAACTATACCTTGAAGGAGAGTCCTATGGTCAGATTACTATAGACTCTTGTGTATATGATCATGGTATTAAGCCACCTACCGCCATCTCATTGGACGTAGAGGGCAGTGAGTGGAGGGTCCTAGGAGGGGCTGAGAAGGTGCTTAGAGAGCACAAACCAAAGATTTGGTTATCTGGACACCCTGAGTTTATGTTACAGCAATGGAATGAATCTTTATATAATCTTAGACAATGGATTAAAGGATTAGGTTATACTGAAATAATTTTAGACTATCAACATGAGGTTCACTTATACTATGAATCAATCTAAAATTTTTTGGGATAACGCTGCAAAAGATCCAGATGTTAGGTATAAATATATTGCAGACGAGTGGGCTTCTACTGAAACATTTTTAAATCTTATAGAAAATAATAACGATAACTGGAACAATGTTTTAGAAATTGGATGTGGGATAGGAAGGCTGTTAGTTCCTTTAGCAGACAAGTATGGCGAATGTAATTTTTACGGATTAGATATTTCTGATGAAATGATAAACCTTGCACCTAAAAGAGATAATATAAAGTATCAAAAAGTTGGAAACAATCTTGATTTAGTATATTCAATGTTGGTCTTTCAACATATTGAGCACCAAGAAAAGATTAACTACATAAAACTTGCTTATGAAAAATTAAAAGTTGGTGGCAATTTATTCTTTCAATTTGTTATTGGAGAGGAAAACTCTCCATACTCTTATCAAACATCAAAGTTTGAAATCTACAGGATATTAAATAGTGCAGGATTTAAAGACTTAATTTTTACAGACCACATGCATCCTGAATGGATGTTTGTTAGGGCTACAAAATGATTAATGCATACCTTTACTCTCATGATGGACAAGACTATGCAAATGACAAATGGGACTATGGATTATTAAAAGAAATATTTGATAAGAATGAAGTAGATCAGGTAAGGGTTACAGAGATTCCAAAAGGAGATAAAGCCTTTGTTGTAATCCCTGGACCACAGACTGCTGGCAATGAAGAACTTTTGTCTAATGAATTAAATAAACTTTCTAGAGTTGTTTTATTTATTACTGGTGATGAAGAAGGTAAGTTTGACATAGAAAAGATTGTTCATCCCAATATTGAGGTATGGATACAATACCCACATGTAAAACATGAAAAATATAACAAGCTACCAGTAGGTGTTCCACAGCATTTATCTAAAAATCTTCCACCATATCCAGAAAAAGAATATGATTTATTTTTTGCTGGTCAGATAACTCATCAGAGAAGAAGTCAATTAGCAGAAGCAATTCAAAAAATACCAAATTCTGTTTTTAAACCAACATCAGGCTTTGCACAAGGAGATACTCCATCAGAATACTATAAGTCTTTGTCTAAAACTAGGATAGCACCTGCTCCAAGTGGTGCAGTAGTTATAGATTCTTTTAGATTATTTGAAGCAATAGAGCTATTATGTCTACCAATATCAGATAATATAGATTCAACAGGAAACTATGTAGAATTCTATAAGTCTATATTTGGAAAAACAATGCCAGTTGATAGCGTTTCTAATTGGGCAGACATAAAGAATATGCTTCCTGGTATGCTAAGTCAGTACCCAAAAAATATGCATCAGGTTGTTACTTGGTGGATAAAATACAAAAGAGATTTATCTATCAAAATTATGGAGCAAATTAATGCATAAAAATGACGTAACTATTATTCTTGCAACATCAATTATTCCAGATCATCCAAGTACAGAAATGATTGATGAAACTATTAAATCTATTAGACATCACTTTCCAGATAACGAAATAATTATGCAGATTGATGGATTACGCAGGGAACAACAGCATAGAAAGGCAGACTATGATGAGTATAAAAATCGAATTCTTTGGAAATGTTTGCATGAATACAAAAATGTGTTACCAATAATTTTTGATAAACATAGCCATCAAACTACGATGATGCGTAAAACTATTGACCTAATACAAACTTCTTTGCTTCTGTATGTAGAAGGTGATGCACCATTAGTGACTGATGAAGTAATTGAATGGAATAAGTGTCTTGATTTTATTGAATATGAAAAAGCAAATACAATTCGTTTTCATTTTGAAGCTTTAATTCCTGAACCTCATAAGCATTTGATGTTTGGTTTAGAAGATGGGTTTATGAAAACTGCACAATGGAGTCAAAGGCCACACCTGACTAGGGTCTCTTATTATAAAAATGTTATCCTTCCTCCACTAAAAGAAAAAACTTTTATTGAAGATGACACACATGGAATAATTCAAGACGATATTCTCCCATATGATAAATTTAGTATAGATGGATGGAATAAACATAAGCTTTGGATTTACCACCCTGAAGGAAATATAAAAAGATCCTATCATTTAGATGGAAGACAGGGAACAAGAAAGTTTACAAGCGATGATGATGTTTGGGGATATAAAAAATGAGACTAGGAATCATTGCAAGATCAGACAACACTGGACTAGGCAATCAAACAAGAGAACTTGTTAACATGCTTAACCCAGACAAGATACTACTAATTGATTCATCACATTTTAACGGGAATCAACAACATCCAGAATGGTATGAAGGATATAACTATAGAAAAACATCTGTAGGAATGCCAACAACAAAAGAATATCTTAGATTCTTACAGGACATTGATGTAGTATTAAGCTGTGAAACATTTTATAGTCCTAATTTTATAGACTTAGCTAGGAAGCATAATGTAAAAACAATATTGCAGTACAACTATGAACTCTTTGGTCATATGAATAATCCAAGCCTAACACTTCCAGATGTTTTGTTATCACCAAGTCTATGGAACATTGAGATAGTTCAAAGAATGTTTGGAGATAAAACCAAAGTAATTCATTTGCCACCACCAACAACGACATCAATATTTGATGAGGCTAGAGCAAATAACTTATCTAAAACCCACAAAAGAATTCTTCATATTGGTGGAAAGAAAGCTGCCAAAGACAGAAATGGTACAGAGTCTATATTAGAAATGATGACAAAATCTAAAGCTGATTTTGAGTTAGTAATCAAAACACAAACAGATCTAAAGGTTAAAGCCAAAGACTCAAGAATAACTATCGATACTGATAACATCAAGAACAGACAAGACCTTTACTCTGGCTATGATGCTATGATATTACCAAGAAGATATGCTGGATTATGCTTGCCAATGAATGAGGCATTGATTAGTGGACTACCTGTATTTATGACAGATATCTCTCCTAACAATATTGTTCTTCCAAGTCAATGGCTTATCCCTTCAGAAAAAATAGGATCATTTCAAACCAAATCAATGGTAGACATATATACTCCAAACCTTGATAAGTTTGCTAGGATTATTGATGATTATGTTGAGAACTCTAATAAGACAAAGAGTAAGCAGCAGGCTGTTGAACTAGGGTTTAATCATTTTTCTGTTGAAAACCTTAAAGATAAATACCTAGAAATAATAAACGGGTAACAAAAAAGCCAGCCTATCTCTAGACTGGCTAATCTGTAAGTATATACTACTTCTTTGGAGCTGCTGCCTTCTTAGCAACTCGCTTTGCAGGTGCCTTAGCAGCCTTTAGAGCCTCTTCTACGGCCTTAGCATCTGGTAGTACACCAAAAGCCTTGTCGTTTGGATTAATTGCTCTGATTGCCACTGGCGCAAGTGCTGCCACTAGAGCAGTCCATAGATCCTTTGGATCTGTAACTCCTGCCATATATAGGGCAAGGCCTGATGCCAGGACTGATCTTCCGTATGAGGCAAGTACTGCCTTTAGTTGTGTTGTATTCATTATTCCTCCTAGGATATAACTCGTGTTAGTATTGTGAAGCCAATCCATAGACCAATAATTCCTGCGACTCCCGCAAAAACTGGTGGTGCTGGTACTGGCAATTTGAATGCAGCAAACACGATCCCGCATCCAAAACCTGTTAGTGTTGATAGTAGAACATCTTTCATTTAAATCTTCTCCGATTCTAATTCATTATAATGTTTATCACAAAGATCTAGTATTCTGATTTCACTGTTAGTCCAAATCTTAGTAGATTCTTCTTTACATTTTTCTTCTTCACAAATTTGAAATGCAGAAAGAGTTAGTTTTCTTGGATCTTTTAGCTTAAACATCTTGATCCTTTGGTAACACATTCTTTAATTCTTTATATGAAACAGAAATTTTCTTTAATAGTTCGTTGTTTGGTCCTGCAACTACATCACCATATTTTTCAAAATATTCAATAGATGGATCAACCTCAGCAACAAACTTATTTAAAGCAGACTGAACATTTTCTATATACTCAAATGCCCAATCTCTTGATTCAGAAATAAAATTTAAAAAACTTTCTTGATGAATTTCTTCATCGGTCTTTATATCTTTACCAGATTGAACAGTGTCAATGTACTCTTGTAAAATAAACTTATCAATAATAGTTTTTGTTAATATATTATTTGCTTTTATCAAGGCACTTAGTGTTGCAGTATATGCAACAGCAAAAGAAACAGATAAGATACTTAGTATAACAATCGCAATTTTCATTTTAAAGCTTCCCTAGTCACTAAAACAATTGCACCCTCTAGTTCTAGAGCGTGTTTTAATTGAACTACATATTGTAATGCAGCAATCTTTTCATCATGAACTAAATTAACAAACTTTCTTTCATCTAACTTTATTGTTAGGAAGTGTTCGTTGTCAATCAAGTCTACCTTAAATCCTTTTGGAGGTGCTACTTGATGAAAAGCTCTACGCATTTCATTTGTATACATTTTTTAATCCGTTGTCATTTTCTGCCACATATCTGCCCAATCACTTTTTGATTTATGATTATTAAACTCTCTTGAAATTTCTCCACTTTCTAAGTATACACCACCCCAGACACCCCATTCTTTACCTGAGATGCCAACGGCAAAGCATTGCTTAACCATAGGGCATGCAGTACAGATCCCATCAATCTTTAATCTATTACTTACATTATCTTCATACTCTTCAAAAAATAAATTTGTATCAAAATCACGACATGGAGCATCGTCTTTCCATAAATGCTGCTTCATGTTTACACCTTATACTTACTTGGAATCTCCCACCCCATACGATTAGGAACAAAAGCAGTTTTTATAAACCATTGATTATTAATTCTTACACCGTTAACATCTGTTCTAGCAATGTTTGTCTTTTTAAGTTCTAGAACATCCCAGCCATCCCATTTTAATTCACGGTTGTTGGCAACAATTTTTTCCATCATTTTAAGATCTTGTACTAACATACTGCTCCCCTTTAGTGTCGGAAGATTCCCACTTCGACATTGTTTAATTCTGCAACCTCAAATAGTTTTGAAGTTGGTTGCTTTGGATTACTTAAGAATGCAAAATAGTTTACATAAGATATATTTTCTTCTACCCAATTTGTTGGAGCTTTGTAAAATTTAATCTTACGACCTCTTGCCTTCATGCCTCTTTCTGAGAGATTAGAAAATTCAGAAACAAATGCGTGAACCTTTGCTGGCCCAACTGAATATATTGTAAAGTCTGTATCTTCTTTTCTCATGCTCGATAAGGCAACGCTCATTGCACGAAGAAAGACTTGATAATCATCAAAGTCGTTCGTTCCCTGAACTACCACTATCATTTGCATCTCTTCCCTGTAAGTTGTCT